AAGAGAGCAGAGGAAGAGGAAGCCAAGCGACAAAAGCACTTGGAGGAACTTTCTCTGATTCCTGATGATCAACTTGACAAGCAGTATATGGATGCTCTTGCCAAGGGTGATGATGCTACTGCCAGGGAAATGCTTGATGAAGCTGCCAGACGCAAGGGCTATGATGATACAGAAAGCGCATATCAGGGTGTAGGCGCATGGGCTGCACCTGGAAACCCTGGATATGAAAGCGACAAGGCGAGACGTGACGATTGGGAATCCAGTGGCTCGGATGTGAACCTGGAGGATATGGCCTTGGGCTATACTCCTCAGCCTGATGATTACTTCTCTCATCCTGAGCGTTATTCGCAGAACACTCCTCATGGATTGGAATCTGTGAAAGCCATCAATACTGCTATTGATGCCATTAAGAATGGTGAGAAGGATGTTATGGTAAAGGTTTATCGTGCCGTTCCTACTTCGGTGAAGGAAGGCAAGTTGCGTAATGGTGACTGGGTTACTCCTTCAAAGAAGTATGCCGAAATGCACGGAACAAACCGTCTGGAAGGCAAATATCGTATCATCGAGGATGAAGTACCTGCAAATCAACTGTGGTGGGACGGTAATGACGCAAACGAGTTTGGCTTTGATGATGGCAAGGCGTATAAATACAAGAATGCCAAGAACAACAGAAAGTTGAACGACCTTGTTACCTTTGATGATGAGGGTGACGTTATTCCTCCTTCTAAGCGTTTCAATTCTCGTAAGCAAGATGTACGTTTCCATCGGGTGACTGAGCCGGAGGAACTGGAGAGACTTAATAAGGAGAAGACTTTCCGGATGTATAGCGGAATGCAGGAGGTGGATGGTAAACTGTATTCGCCTATGGCTGCTATTATTGACGGAAAGCGTACTGATGCTACAGAGATTGGGGCTTGGATGCGAGCAGACGAAAGACCGGACCTTGTGAAGAATGGAAAATTCCAACTTGTGAAGACCGATAAGAAACCTGGAGCAGGAGAAGGTCCAGTGCCAGCAGCTTACAATCCTTACATGCACACTTCTACTTCGGTGATGAACGACCAATTTTCCGGTGCTTATGCTAGAGGTAACATCAAGGTTGTTGAATGGGAGATTCCGGAGAGCGAGAAGACCAGCGGTTATCATGCCGAGGGTGCAAAGGACTCTGTGGGCTTAGTGCCTTGGACTTCCGGAACAGTGAACAGTCTTCTGCCTAAGGACAGACAGAGAAGCGTGATGCTCTCTAGATGGAGAAAGGCAGTGAGAATCGTGCCTGACGAGGAGGTTGCTGAGAAAATTGCTGAACAACTGAGCGGTACTGGTTTGGCTATTCCATGGAATGTAGTTACCCCTAATCAGTTGAGAGAGCTTGCCAAACTTGGCGTGCCTATCACGACCGTGGAGCAAGGCATACAGAACCCAGAAGTGAAGGAGAAGTTCCTGGATCAGATGGAGGAGTTGAAGAAGGAGTTTCCTCAGGCTCAGTTCGTGGACGTGAAAATGACCAAGGAGGCTTTCAAGGAATGGGGCGGTAAGGGTATCGTGAAATCTCCTATCTTGGAGCAGAAGTTGCAGAAGCATCCTGATTCGCTGATGAAGGCTGGAACCTACTTTAGTGGTGGTGGTCTTGTAGAGGAGGGACTGAAGGGCATTATCGACCCAGTGGTGGCTGTGGAGTATGACCGAAAGATAAGTGGCGTGTATCGCAACAACTTCGGACAGCATATTGTTACGGCTGACGTGAGAGACGTGGACCCTAAGGAACTGGTGAAGCATATTGATGGCGAGGTGGAGTATTTCCATGCTTCGCCTGTATGCAAGAACTACTCTCAGGCTAAGAGCAATGGGGGCGAGGTGGAGCTTGACAAGGAGACTGCCAAGAGTACTGCCGACTTTATCAATGCAGTGAAGCCGCGAGTGGTGACCATCGAGAACGTGAAGGGTTACAAGGACTCTGAGGCGATGAAGATTATCACCCAGGCGCTGGATAAGAACGGCTACAAATGGGATGCAGACGTGTATAATGCCGCAGATTTTGGAGGCTATACCAGCCGGGAGCGACTGATTGTTAGAGCCGTGAAGGAGGGAGAACTGCCGGAGAAGCCAAAGAAGCAACCACGTAAGGGTGGATGGCTAGAGGCTGTGGAGGATATTCTTCCTACCCTGACGGAGAAGATAAACGGTGTGGCACCATGGATGGACACCAGATTGAAGGCTGATGGCATAGACTGGCAGAAGGTAGAGAAGCCTCTTTATGTGATGGGCAGTGCTTATGCTGATGGCAAGATTCCTCATGCCTATGGGGATGAGATTCTGCCTACGCTGAGAACCAAAAGCGGAGACGTTATCATCATGCCGGGTGGAAAGGTTTTGCGTGCTGATGGCAGGGTATTGGCTAGAATTACCGGACTGGGCGATGACTATCTGTTGCCTAAGACGGAATCTTTGGCGCATACCATCATTGGCAATGGTATTCCGGTACAGTTGACCAAGGGCGTGATTGCTCCTCTGCTGAATAAGGATGACTTATCGGGTAGAAATGTATTGGCACGCCTTGGCAGCTCTATCTTCAAGAACAACTGGGATGCAGACAAGCAGAAACAAGTGAGCGACCGGGTAGTGAACACTGCCAACAAACTGGGTGGTGCTGAGGCTACAGTTTACACTTCTGTGGATGAGGTTCCAGATGCTTATCTGAGTGATGTGAAGAATGGGGCTACCGGATGGTATGACCCTACTACACACACGGTTCATGTTTATCTGCCTAACTGTGCTGATGCCAACGAGGCTGAGAGAACGGTGCTTCATGAGAAGATAGGCCATGAGGGTATGGAGGTACTTCTGGGTGGCGAAAATGAGGTGAGAAAATTTGCCAACTTCGTTTACCGTTCTGCAAGTAAGGATGTTCGAGGCAAGATTATTGACTTTGCCAATAAATATGATCCGGACTGGAAGAACAATGATCGTATAAATGTGGGAACGCAGGAGTATATTGCTCATTTGGCTGAGGAGGGTCCTAAGACTGCTGAGGACTTTTCTCTATGGACTAAGATTAAGCATTATCTCATCAAGGTATTGAAGAAACTGGGTGTTCGAGTGCCGGGACTTTTGAATGACAAGGATTTGAGATACTACCTGATGAAGGCTGGCAAGGCTCTTCACGTTTGGGACGAAATGCCAAGGGAGAAGCAGGAAGCCATGATGAAGCAGGCTAGCAATGCTGAAATCAAGGATGCGCTATCTGATGGTGCTGGTAAGGGCAAGCCGAGACAGAAGAAGGGTGAGAGTGCCATCCAATACATGAAGCGAGTGATGGAATGGAAGCGATGGAAGGAAGCCAGAGAGGACGAGAACGACCCAGAGCCACCTATGTTCTACGACTTCGACAAGGATGCCGAGGGCAAGAAGGAATGGGAACGTCTTAACAAGGAATGGCGTGACATCCATCATCTGCAGGGTGACGAAATGCCGATTAAGCCGGAACGCAAGGAAGGCGAGACGGACGAGGCGTTTTTCTCTCGTTACAAGGAATGGGAGAAGTGGAACGATGCCATGGCCGACAAGGAGAACCCAATGCCTGATATGTTCTCGTTTGAAAAAGCAAAGCAGGACGAGGCTAGACAGAAGTACGAGGACTGGTTGACCAGACACGAACTGAACGAACAGAACGATGCCGACCTGGACTTGTATGAAGGTAAAATTTATCCGGCAGAGACCAATCCGGAGGCTGATGCCCTGGAGCAGCGAGTGATGCAGGACTTGGCTGAGGTGACCAGTACGGACGTGAGCAAGGAGGGTGCAGCCAAGACCGTGAAGCATGCCGTTATCCATCGTAGAAAGAACATGGAGGAGGCTAGTGCAGACGATGCCATCTACATCAATGATGTGAAGAACAGAATAGAGAAGATGGCTGATAGCGGTGCTTTTGATAAGTTGCTTTCTGACTACAAGGGCAAGCCAAACAAGGCTGAGAAGCTGGCTGAGGCTATACCTTATATAATAGAGGCTCCTAGACGACTTCGTGACCTGGCGCATGATCTGAATGCTACTGGTGCTTTTGACAAGGGGCATATCCATATCCAGCCGGATGATGTAGAGGCTATCCAGCCTTTCGTGGCAGACCTGATTGCTGAGACTGGCAAGAAGCATACCGTACTGAAAGACGACAAGGAGGTGGAGGTTTATGATGATCCTCAGGCTGTGAGTGATGTGGCTAGCAAGATGGCTCAGGCTATCAATGCCAATCACCAGGGCGAGGAGGGTTTTGTGCCTATTGACGGAACGGACATTCTGAGTGAGCATGTATTGCCACTGGTGAAGCAGCAGATTGTGCCTGAGGGTATCGATTACAAGAATCTCTCTCCTGAAATGAAGGCTGCCATTGATTCTATCAGAGACTGGTATAACTATACCTACGACTGGTTAAAGGATAATCGCACCTTAAGAGAGGACACCGGATATAGTGCGGACTACGTGAACCATATCTGGGATAAGGAGAAGAGTGACAAGCAGGCTTATGCGATGTATGTGGAGAACCGCCAGCGCACGAAAAGCCCTAACGAGAAACCGAGAACTATCAGTACCCTGATGGAGGGTATCAGCGTGGGGCTTGTGCCTAAGACTACCGACATCACGAAGATGATGGCTTACTACAGCAGAAGCAATATCGAGGCTTGGGTTAACAAAACCATGCTGCAGGAGTTGAGCGGATTGAACGTGATAGAGCGCAATGAGGATGGAGAAATCATTTCTTCTGACCCACTGCTTTCTTCTACGCCTCCTTTTAACCTGGAGCAGTATCAGTACTTTGAGATTCCGGGTGTGGGTCCGGTATGGGTATATAATGTATCGCCTAAGCAGGTGAAGGTGAAGAATCCTATCACTGGCAAGGAGAGGGTACTTTATAGCGAGGCTAGTGCCGGAGACCGATTCGGTGTAGTATTCGAGACCTATCAGTCTTCTCCTTTCTGGAAGGCGTTTGATACGCTTGCTTCGAGTGCCAAGAAACTGGAGTTGGGCTTTAGCGGTTTCCATGCCGGAGCATTGACGGAGGTTTATATGGTGCAGAACATGGTGGAGTTTGGACCCAAGAAGGCTATGGCCAACTTTATGAAGTATATCTTTGCAGATACGATGAAGAACCATGAGCTGCCTTGCTTCGCCAATCCTGAGGACTTCCAAGAGGCTGCTACCCACTTGGTGAAGTTTGGAGCAACAAACGACTATGCAGCTGCAGATGTGCAGAACATGTTTGACAATATGCGCGATGCGATGATGAAGGTGCAGGAGAAGTTGAAGGACGGAAATGGAATTTCCGGAACGGTGGCTTTGGCTACTATGCCTTTGAAGGTGGTGACGCAGTTGCTTTCGCTCATCAACAAGGGTATGGATAGAGCCTTGTGGGATTTCCTCCATGACGGACTGAAACTTGCGACCTACCGGATGAGGGCAGACAAGACCAAGGAACGTGCCAAGAAGAAGGGATGGACTGAGGAGGAACTGAGCCGGGCTTTGGATGAGGACGGACAGTTTGTGAACGACATGTTTGGTGGTCAGCACTGGGACGTGTTGGGTGCCAGCCATCGAACCTTGCGCTATGCCGGACGAGTTCTTCTTTCGCCAGACTGGAATGCTTCTACCACACGCCACTTCCTGGCATTAACCGGATATGGATCTATCTGGAATGAGGCAACCTTTGAGAACTTCAAGCATTACTACAAGCGACTTGGCCATGGGATTCTTACACCGGAGGACGAGGGCAGAAGGAGCAGACAGATTTCGGCTCTGCTCTGTTATGGCATCGGATTCATGGTGTTCTATGAGGCAATCGCCAATGGTATCAATGCTGCCTTCCGTGCCATGGACGAGGAGAAGGAGCGCAAAAAAGCTGAGGAAATCAGGAAGACCAACCCTGGTTATCGTAGTCCTTACGAATTGGCTTATCCTGATGGTATGAAATGGTATGACTATCTGATGAGAGGCAACAGCCTTGGTCAGCAGAGCAAGATCTATCTTGGCAGATATGCGGACGGAACGGAAATGTATATCCGACATGGTAAGCAGTTTAGAGAGGTTCCGGAATACCTCTTCAATCATAAGGGAGAACTGGAGTTCCCTGGACCTATGGTACAGCGAATGATAGGTAAGGCTAACCCTATGGTGAGAATGACCTTGGACGATATAAACTATCTGAGCGATTTCCAAGCCAGCCATGCGGATCAGGAGATTCAGCGCAAGTATGGCAAGACCATCGGACTGCTTTACAAGGATGCTTTGTACTGGGCACCTTTCCTGATTCCGAGTCAGGAGAACAAGGAGTTCAAGGCTGTGGATTTCTTCTTCCCATCTAGCAAGGGTTTCTCTCCATGGAAGGCTCAGAGTTACTTCAAGGACTTTATCCTTAGCGGTGACATGGAAGGCGTGGTGATGACCTATCAGAGCTGCCAGCGCAATGGTATTGATCCTGAGGCTCAGATTAAGGCTGCTATCGGCAGTGTGAAGGCACTGGAGAGTGCAGAAATGCAAGATGGCGTGACTTCCTTACAGGAGGCTAGTAAACGCTTTGATGCAGCCAAGAGCATCACGGAAAAGAAGAAGATGCGCCAGAAGATGAAGAAATTCCTCTCGCAGAGTGAGTACAAGGCTTTCACCCAGAAGGAGGCTCTGGACATGGTGCAGGGCTATCTGAACGGTGATGAAGACTTGAAGGAAATGGAGAAGGCTGAAAGCAAGTACCTGATGAAGGCTAAGGCTGAGGACGTGACGGAGGACTGGAGAATACAGAACGTCTGGAACGGAACCATGGAGACTTATCAGGAGTATCAGCGCTTGAAGGATGTTGATAAGGCGAAGGCAAATGCCTTCAAGAACAGCAAGACCAACAAGCGACTGTTTGCAGCAAGAAAGGCTATCTCTGCAGCCAAGAAGAAGATGAACAAAGCCAAGAAGCAAATGGACGGTCAGAACGATGCTGCCAAACTGGTGGAGATCCGGAAGACCAGAAAAGAGCTGCTTGAGACATTAAACGGAATGGAGTAGCCCGGCATGATAAAAGCTACGAGGGCTTACTCTAAACTCTGAAAAAGAAAAGGGACTTGCTTCACAGCGAGTCCCTTTTTGATAGTCGTAAAATTCTAAATTCCAAATAAATTATATTTTTTATAAAAAGATGAAAATCGTATTTTGAAGATGTTGGAGCGATGACTAACCTATCTGATCGGGTCCGTTGGATTCTGCCTTCTTTGGTGTTGCCCAGCGTATGTAATCAGCCATGCTGTCATCCATGCGCTGCTGCTCACTCTTTGGATTCTCCTTCTTTTTATCTCCCCAAAGACGTTGGGCAATATCATCCAAGCACCATTGCCACTCGCCTCGAAGTGTGATGACCTTGGAACTTGGCATGATGGTTACATCTGCCTTTGGTGGGTCAACATGCACGGTGTTGCCATCCTTATCAGTCTCTTGCTTGGTGGAGAGAGAGGCGAAAGGCACGTTATTTTCGTTAAGGAACTTCTCCACATCCTCCTTCTTGTTGTCGCAGAGGAGAATGCAGACGGAAACCTTATTCTTCTTCAAGGTGGTGAGGGCTTCTTTAGCCTTGCCTACCAGGGAGAGGTTGCCTTTATCATCTTTTGTGATGACGCAGGCTTCGTGAACATTGATTGATTTACTCATACTATCTAATATATTAGAAATTCTACATTTAAAAGAATTGCGGAACAAAAATAAGGGTAAAATATGAAAAAGTAATGTTAAGTTGCGCAACTTATCACTAGAAATCGGGGAAAAGGCGGTATTTTTGACGAAAAATTAAGAATTATGCCAGATAATCGTGTTATAAATGATATTTCGAACTATGCCGAACCTGGACCTGACTCCCTGGAGGGAGTGAGCCGGGAGCGGTTTGCCCAGACAGACAGCAATCTTCGGCTGATAGAATGGGCTTGTAAATACTTCTATGATGGCGCAGAGCTGAGAAAGAAGTGGAAGCGAGCGCAGGACTTCGTGATGGGCAGACAGCTGGAAGAGCTGATAGAGTGGAATGGTAGAAAGATAAGCATCCGTCAGTATATGGAAATGAAGGGTATGCCTATACTGGAATATGACGTGATAGGCGACAAGTTGCTTTCTCTCGTAGGACTTGTGCGCCAGCAACGCAGTACAGCCTCTTGCAGTGCCGTAGATCCGAACGAGGAGGACTATATCAGTTTCTTCAATGAGTATCTTCGGCAGAATGACAACATGAACGACAGACAAGAGTTGGATGCCAGAATGTTCTATGCCTTCTGTGTCTTCGCCTTTGTGGGCATGAAAACCTACTATGGCAGAAAGGATGGCAAGAATGGCATCTTTGACTATTCTGTAGACATCTTTAAGCTAGCTTTACCACCTTTCTTCAAGTATGACCTGAGCGATGTGGAATTTATTGCTGAGGCTCATGACCTGACTTGGCGAGAGATTATTGCCACCTTCACTGATGGAAGCAAGGCTGAGGTGGACAAACTGAGCGAGATCTATCAGAAGACACAGCATCATTTCGCTCCTGAGCAGACTTATCATCCAAACGGTGAAGCGCAGTATGCCGGGATAGACGATTTCACTCATTCTTCGGTAATCGGCAAGTACAGGGTATTGGAGATATGGACGAAAGAGACCAGACCTGCCATCTGGGTGCATGATTGGGATGCAGGGACATGTGGATATGCCTCTCCCGACCAACGAGCCTTCTACGAGGAGAAGAAGCGGAAGCTGGAGGAAGCCAACATCATGAAGGACGAGAACGGTCTGCCAGTGCTTGATGAGAACGGTGATCCTATCTATTATGTGGACCCATCGGAGTTGAAAACCATCGAAATGAAGGCTGAGGCTGAGACCTATTGGTTCAGAAGATACCTTACCCCGAATGGCTATCTGCTGGATGCCAGGGAATCGCCTTACTATGTGCTGAGAGACGGTTTCAGAACTTCCATCATGCCATATACCTTCGTGGCTTATCCTTGTTTGAACGGTGAGGTAAGAAGTTTCTCTATGCGCGCCGAGAACAACCAGCGCACCTTGAACCATTATATGATGATGATCAACTTCATCGTGGCCAATGGTGCCAAGGGTACGATGCTTGTTGACGAGAATGCTCTGAGCGAGAAACAGAGCATTGACGAAATGCAGGTGAACTATACCAAGACGGATAGTATTATCTTGTGGAACTCCAAGAATGGAGGTAAACCACCGCAGACTTTGGTCAACAAGAGTATTCCGGCAGGAGTAGACTTCATGGTGAACTTTGCCAAGACCATGGCAGGAGAGGGTACAGGCGTGCAGGGTGCTCTGCAGGGACAGCATCGTAACACCAGCGGTAAGCAGTATCAGCTGGAGAGAGAGGCATCATCTACCACCATTCAGGACTTCGTGGAGAGTTTCAACAACTACAAGGTGAGAATCGCCAAGAAGAAGCTGTACCTGATTCAGGAGTTCTGTACCGCAACAGACAGTGTGAAACTGACCGGGGATGACTTCGAGATACATTTCAATCCGGAGACCATGAGGGATATGGATCTGGACGTAGCCATCGATCTGGATGCTTATAGCCCAATCATCAGGGCCACGAACAACGATATGGCTTGGAACTTCATGACCAGCGGTAAGATGGACCCATATACGATGCTGACCGTAGGACAATTCCCTGGTACGAACAGAATGAAGAAGTACTTCAAGGAGCAGTTGGAGAAACTAGAAGCCATGCAAGCGCAGCAGCAAGCAAATGGCGAAATGCCTACTGCCGGAGCAGGGCAACAGCAGACTGGTACGCCAGCTGCACATCTGAAAGATGGAAACGGTAGTACAAATGACTTGGCTGCTTTGTCATCGGCATCTACAGCTACATAAAAATGATAAGGTTATTAGGTTCATGTTTATAGACTTTAAGTTTTTTAGTTAGTAAATTGTTAGGTTTTTTAGTTTAAAGGTAAAAAGGTTGAGGAAGAGGAAACCGTGATGGCTTTCTCTTCCTTTTTTTTTGTGGGCTTAAGAGATTCCATGTTTCTTCTTGTAGGAGCGTAGCTTTTCCATCGGAACGGAAACACGATACATGTAATACTCTTGCCATTGCTTCAACTTCTTGGCTCTGACCTTGTTGTCGGCATCGCAGCCGATTGCTCCCCACTTGGATGGGGTGTAGTAGTAGGAAGCTGCTTTGATGTCTTCTACGTTCTTGAAGTAGCGTGTTGCCTTCCATTTGCCAAGCTGGACTAATCTTCGATATGCGAGCATATCCTTTCTGTTAGGATCGTAGGTCATGATCGCAAAATCTTTATGCGACTGGTCGTAGAGCATGTAGAAGCGTGGAGCGCCTCCTTCCTGGTACTTGGCTAGGGTGGCTTTTACGCCTTTCTGCCACATGCGAGTGGAGCGGAGAAGCTCGAAACGAGTGATTACTGGCTGGTAGATGGCTATCAGCATCTTGCGAAGATGATTTTGATAAACTTTTTTCATTTTTTCTTGATTTTAATTGTTACTTACTTATTGGGACCAGGCGATGGAATCGCCTGGAACGGAGGCTAGAGGGGGGACACCTATTTAACTGCCACCTATTCCGGCTAACTCGGCTACTACTGGAGGGCGGTTGCGGAGGCGTTCTCGCTCTATATCGGACTTGGAGCGGAATGGGATGATTTCTGGGGCTGGCATGTCCTTTTCTACGTAGAGGGCAATGGCTCTAGCCATCACTCGGTCATCGTGCTTGCCTGCAATGGCACCGTAGCAGTCGTTTTGCTTGTAATAGAGGAAATAGGTGCATTCATCTATGGCTGCTAGTTCTCGCTCCATATAACCACCATCACGGATGATTCTTGCCATCGTCTTTACTACTGCCACCTTGGTATTCTTGTTGGTGTTGAATCCCCATTTCATCTCTATATTCTTCACCTTCTTCAACTTGGACTGGGAAGCACTATACAGGTTGTCGTAGAGAGGGAGGAGGATAGGGAAGAACAGCTCTGACTGGTTGCCCTCGGTATTGTTCATGCGAGAGTAAGCGGTATTGTTCTCTATGACCAGATAAGCATCATTGTAGAAATGGGCTATCTGGGCGCAGCGCATGGCTAACTGATCGGCATCGCAGTGACCATGCCATTCGGCTACCAGTTCAGGAACGCCACCGTAGATTTCATCGTAACGGTCGAAGACTACTATATCTGAGAAGTCGGAGGTTTTATGTGATCCACCAATATCGCAGGCTACAATGTAACGATGCTTGACAATCTCGGAGTTGTCGGGGCCGGCCCAAACCTTAAGAGGTCCACCGGAACGCTCCACGAAGCGGATATTATTCATGCAAGCATCATCGGCAGCATCGTAGGAATCACCTTCGATGTCGCCCACCATGATAGGCTCGATACCCTTGCAATCCTCTTCCATTTCCTTCAATTTGTAAGGGTCGAAGACGGTTGTGCCGGAGAAGAGGAAGGCTTCCACGTCATCGGAAGGGTATTCCTGGCGCATACCGTCTAAATCATTATACTTCTTGCACTCGTTCACATACCAATGGATTCCTTCGAGCGTAGCACCCTTGATTTCCCAAAGCCACCAGAAGTAAGATCCATTATATTGCTCATCCTCACGATTCTTCCACAACCAGGTTATGAAGTCAATTTTCTCCTGTTCGTTCTTGAAAGGAAGGATATATTTCTCTATGTCGAACCATGGTACGAAGTATGGTGTGTAGATAGAGAGACGTTTTCCATCCTTATCGAAAGAGTTGGCACGAACCCATTCATCATGGAACTCATTCTCACGTCCGTTTGGCGTTGATTCTCGGACGATGAATGTTAATGGCACGGTGACACGGATAGAAGAAACAGCAGCATTGATAACCTTCTGAGGAGTCCACTCGGTAGTATTCGGGAAGAAGGCTTCCTCTGTGATATGTGCCATGGCAGCATCTGCAGAACGACAGGATTCTGGGTTGCGAGCTGAACCAGTCTGTATCTTGCAATCACGTGGTATGAGATACTTGATGTTGTTCTGTGTGCTTGATGTTCTGAGTTTGCGAGGGTCCTCTTTAAAAGGTACTCCAATATCATAGAACAGCCATGTAGGAATGGCATTCATCAATTTCTCGTACATATCGAATACCTGGGTGGCAGATGATGACTGGTGACCAATGATGTTACTATTCCAGTTTGTCATCCAGAATATCTGAATCCATCCCATATAGGTATCTGTTGCCGTAGATCCACCCCACTGTCGGCATTTGAGGAGAATGACCAGGATAGATCCAAGTTCACCATGAAGGCGCTGTCTCTCAAAATCCTTGACGAGACCAATCTGTCCATGGTTGAGGAGAAAAGGTATATCCTCACCACCATCCTTATTCTTGATTCGGGCATAGGCGTAGGCGAAGAAATAGAAATCGTGCTTGCAGCGGAGACGGATGAGGTAACGGAAGACAGCATCGCGTGCTTTGTCGGGGTCGTAGTCTGCCATGTACTTCTCGATGAAGGATTGGATGGAACCGCACTTGATGATGGCGCAGAATTTCTTTTCCTTCAACATTTCTACCGGAAGCCAGAGCTTTTTGCCATTCAGGAAGTCTGGCATCTGACTCTCGAATCGAAGACCAGGGGCATTCTCTCCAGTAATGGGACGATAGCTAGCGAGGAGACTTTCCAATCTCCTCGTATTTTCGGCAAGAATCTCTTTGAGCTTCTTATCGGAAATCTGCTGCTGAGGTCGTACCTTTAATGAAGACTTTGCTACTGGCATTATTTACTTTGAGATTTGAACTTTATGATATGCTGTTCTTGCTTTGAACTTTTTGATTTGCCTCCTATATTTTTAGGGTGTTGGCTCTGTGGACGAAACTCTCTGCCTTGGCATAGATGAAGCCTTGGGAGAAGAGGATGAGGTGGTAGATGCCAGCTATATGAGGGAGGAGGCAACCTATAACCAGGAGGAGGAGCATCTGGCAGAAGGCTAGGCGCTTTTTGCGATAGAGCCACGGAGCAGTGAAGCCCATGAAGAAGGATATGATGACCGATGCACCCAAGACCGGGAGGGACGGATAATAGAGGAAGGAGAGTGCCACGGATGCCAGCCACGAAGCCAGCAGACGATGGAAGCTAAACTGACGATGCACCATCAACAAGCACCAGGCGTTGACTGCCCAATGGATGAAGTTGGCATGACCGAACATGTAGACGAAATGGGTGTATAATGGCGATGATGGCGATACAGCCATGTCGGCATGAAGCGGAATGATGAAGGCCATCAGAAGGATAATGAGGAGTGTTATATATAATGTACGCATAATAGAAGAGATTTATCGAGTGATGTATGAAGTTTGCTTGTTGCGGAAATGATTGATTTTCATCTGTATGTAGCGAGGAGCCATGCCCAAGTTGGGCGCAGGGAGATCCAGGCACACATACACAAGATTTTTGGTATTGTATTTCTTGTATTGATCCATCTGCCGGAGGCGCAGGAAATCCTGATAGAAGGCTTCGAAGAGTTTTTCCTTCATGGCTTGGTATTTGCCGAATTTAGGCTTTTCCCCCTTGATGCGTTTACATACATACCGATATGCTGTACTATCGGCAAGATAATAGCAAGAGGCAGGCATCTTGGCGATGTAATCGCATATCTTAGCCATGGTGGTAGGATATTCTACCATCCTCTTGGCCTTACGAAAGAGCAGAAACATTTCCTGGTCTCTTTTAACGTAGATTTCGGATATGGAATTTAGATGTTTCATGCCAACAAAATTAATTCATCAAGATGCAGAACTTATCACAAAGTAATGCGAAATTTTCCTTAATTTAGCACACAAATATTAAAAATGAACGTTTATGGCAAAAGAAACGATTGATAATCAGAATGTTAAATCGAAGCGAGATTCTTTCAGAGAGAGTTTTGCGAAGCGTTATCCCGACCTGAATATGGACGATGATGAGGCTGTTTTTCAACAAATTGCGACCGATTACGACCAGTACGACCAAAGCAAGAAAAAGATGGATGACTTCAACAATATGCTGAAAGAAAATCCTCATGCGCCTGGGTTGGTGACAGGTCTTGTGACCAAGAAAAATGCTGATGGTGGCGACTTCAACCTTATCGACTACCTGATAGACGAGCTGGGTCAGGACTACATCGAAGCTATTTCTGGTGACGAGGAGGCAAGGAAACGCTTGAAGGCTAGCGAGAAGGAAAAGCTCGATGCGAGTGAGAAGCTAGCCAAGGGCAAGGAGAAACTTGCAGCCAACATGAAGCAAGAGGATAATGAGCTTGATGAAGCCATGAAGGAAGCCAAGATTAAGCCTGAGTCTATCACTGACCTGATAGAATGGATGTACAAGCGTAGCAAGGATGGCGAAGACCATGATGATGATGGATTCGTATGGAGAGCTGCCCGGTATGACTTGAAGAAGGCAGACTTCTTGCGCCTCTTCCAGATCAAGGACTTTGACAAGGCTGTGGCTGATGCTGAGGAGCGAGGCTATAAGCGTGGCAAGAACGAAAAAATAGACCAGCAGAAGCAGCTTCACGATGGAAGACAGGGTGGCAAGAAGAACATCAACATCAATGGTGGCGGTGGTGCTCCTGCACTACCAAAGGAGAAGAGCCGGACGGAACAGGTGTACAGCAAGATGGTTGGCATGTAGGTTTCAATTAAGATTTTATAATTAATAATTAATAGTTCAAAAATTAACAGATTATGAAACAGTTAAAGAAATGGTTTGGATTCATGATGGCGATTGTCGTCATGATCCTGAGTGGTGGCAGCTCTTATGCTATGGCAGAAACTCCTCCTAATATTCCGGCAGGTGAAGGTGGAGGTGGCCCTACAGGTCCAACAGACGGCCCAGGTGTAGGTGGCACGGGTCCAAAGTGGCAGGGTGGAAGCCAAGAGCAACAGGAGAAGATGAACAACTGGGACTACTATGTGGCTCATGTGAACCCTACCGTGGTAGAGATGAAGCTGGAGAGTTGTCCAATCGACCAGATTCTTCGAGCCTCGAAGCGAATGACTCCAGTGGACAGTAACCGCATCGAGTACTATTCGATCGGTCAGCGACCAATCAAAACAAAATTGACGGAAAAGGTTAATAAAACCACAAATGGTGGTTCTGTAACCTTGAAGGTCGAGAATCCTACCGTATTCGGTGTAGGCGACATTATCATGGTGAACAGCTATCTGGGCTTTAAGGACAATGGTACTGACCGAAGCGAAATGATTCCTTTGCAGCTGCGTGTAACAGAAGTAGACAATGACGGAAACCCTACATGTTATGCGCTGAACGGTAAGAAGAACAATGCAAGAGGAAACAGAGACCTTCCAGAGGATATTACAGTAGGTACTGTAGTGATGCGACTGGGACGAGCTGCTGGTGAAAAAGAGGTAGAGACAGGTAGCTACTACTCTATGCCTGACAAGAGCTTCCAGTATTGTCAGCGATTTATTATGCAGGTGGAGGAGTCTCTTATCGACCGTATGAGCAAGACCCAGGTACAGTGGGACTTCACTCGCCAAGAGAAGATGGCTATGGACGATATGCGCCAAGGTCAGGAGTTGAGCGGACTGTTTGGCTATCGCTCTATGTCGAATGGTGGCAAGGATGTAGGTCTTGTCTATACCATGGGTGGCATCTTCTGGGAAGCTGGTAAGGATTTGCAGATTGGACACTGGGAGCCAAAGATGCGTAAGCAGGCTGATGGTACTCTTGTTCCTGTAACCGTAAAAGTGACCGTACCTGATGAGACTTCTTCCGGTGGTACAAAGGAAGAGGTAAAGCAGGTATATGAGTATGTGATTAGCGAGAAGGAGTTGACCCAGTTTATTGCATCCATGTTGAAGGGTGCTGGTAACTCCAGCCGTACCAAGTTGCTCTTCGTAGACAACCTGATTTATCAGGCATTTGCTAACCTCCGCTCTAACAAGCGTATCATTACACAGACAGAAAAGGACTACCAGGGATGGAAACTTGACTTCGAGAAGTTTGAGAGCATGGGAACTAAGATTCTCATTTATCGCCACGATGCTTTTAACTCCTGGGGTATGGATGGTAGAGCCTTCTGCCTTGATGCACGTTATCTTGACAAGTACGTATTCGGTACTTGGTCACGAAACGAGTTCAACGCCAAGGATCTCCTGATTCGCAACACTGCAGGTGTGGTTATGGAAGAGTATAGTTGCTGGGTTCTGACATTCCCTGATGCCCATGCCCGTGTATCTCGTCCAACCTTCACCGAAGACGGTGTGACCGATGAGCAGATTCAGGAGGCTGCTTAATCAAAGCAAAGGGAGCTGATAGTTTTCTAACATATATCGAAAATCGGGGATAGTTGAGGCTGTAATGGTCTCGCTATCCCTTCACCCATAAACACAAAAGATATGTATAGATTTGTAGCAAACAGTATGCTCATCTTTGTTGTGACTCTGCCTAGTGGACTTATCAAGAGCGTGGAGTTTGAACGGTGCAGTAACAATGCTTATTCATACCTCACGGACAATAAACAGGTGGCAGACTGCATCAGAAAGCATCCGCTAACGAAGGCTGGGCGTATCATCGATGAGAGTCAACCCGAAGAGGTGCAGGTGCAGAAGCATGAAGAAGAGCACGTGACGAACGAGAATGCCCTTCACTTCGAGAATATCACCAAGGCAAAGAACTATCTCCAGAAGACCTATAAGGTGGATGTAAGAAAGCTGAAATCGCCTGAAAGCGTGAAGGAGAAGGCTAAGGAGCTTGGGGTGGACATCGTGTTTTAATTAATAATTAATAATTGCTGCTTATGGAAGCACTAATGAGTGATCTTGTGAAGGAAATGCGCATTGCCATGGACGAGGTGAAGCATGATGAAGACAACGACATCTTTGCTGATGACTCGGACGAGGAAATGAAGCAAGCTATTGAGACTGCAGGGCAACAGCTGCTGTTGCAGGCTCCATCCCAGATGCTGCTGCCTGAAAGGGTGGTGGTTTCGCTGAACGAGACAGGCAAGCAGGACTATGATGCGATTCAGACGCAATATACAGACGGTCATGGTTGCCTGGTTATTCCTGATGACTGGCTGAGGCTTGTGGCGCTGAAACTGAAAAGCTGGTCTTCTTCATTGACATCTCTGATGGACCCGGACAGCAAGGAGGCACAGATGCAGGCTTCCCGGTGGACGAGGGGTACACCTCAGAAGCCAAGGGGCATGATTGCGACATCGCCAGTGACCGGAAAGAGGGTACTGATGTACTGGACAGCCGGGCGATATGATGCGAACCATGCCGAGGAACCAGGCAAGGTGTATGATCATGAGGTGGAACTGTTCACCTATATTCCTTATCAGAAGGTGGAGGATGTTTTCTCTAAAGAGACTGGGAAGGAGAAAGAGGTGATAGACCGGAAAATTGTGCTTGCGCTGGTTGATGAATGCCGGAAGTATCTTATTTATCGTGCTATCTCTATTTTCCTTGTAAGCAAGAAGGAGAGCGAGCTGGCAGAAAAGTATAACCAATTATCTCAAATATAACATTTTATGGCTAACGATATAGATAAAACAAGTCCTCACTACAAGGGTGATTTTGGCAGCATCTATGAGGTGAACAAGAAGTTCCCTACAGGAGGTGTTGCTGGCGACTTCGTGGTGATCGAAGGCTGGGCGCATTACTGGAATGCGGACAGGGCTACTTGGTGTGTGAATGCCGATAGGGATAGCTATTGGGACGAGTTGATAACGAATATCATAGAGAAGTTTAAGCTCTTAAGAGGTGCTACGTATATGGGCGTGGCTAGTCTTGACACTGTGCCAGCAAAGGTTATCGGTGCCAAGATGTATTATTTTGCGACCGTGGCTGGTACGTATAAAAACTTTGGTGATCTCGCTGTTCCTCAGGGTATCAATGTGCTCTATTCTGAGAATGGCAGCAGCTGGGTAAACACTACCTTACTGGAAGTGGCTCAGGAGTTGGGCGTAAGCACCAAGAAGGTTGTAAGCCAGAAGGCATTGAATGATGCTTTGGCTAAGAAGTTCGACAAGGAGAGTGTTGTCCAGGAATCAGGCGAGGCTGAGGATAAGGCGATGAGTCAGAAGGCGGTGAGTGATAAACTCAGCGACTTATCGTTAAAATTTCTAGTTGTATCACTATTTGACTATAGCAATGTTACTATCGGTAAATCAATAAATCCTTCAAATGGTGCTATTTCAGATGTTATTAAAAGATACAAACTGGTTAAGCTGCATCTTTCTGCAGGCAAGTATTGGATATATAGCGGTTGTGGTTCTTCTTCACAAGCCACGTTGTGGAAGTATTCGGATAACGGCTATGCTTCACCAGAAAAAGAGATTGTTGGTTCTACAGGAACAACCCCATATAACCAGATATTAACCTTAGAGGAAGGTTACTATGCTTTCTGCTGGAATGATAATAACGGTAATGGTATTTCGTTAGGAAAAGCTTTCATAACAGATAGCATGTCCATTTCGGCATTGATAGATGATAAGGTGGAAAATGGCACAAAAGATATTAAAGACTCATTGACAAATGTAGAAAATATGTCATTTAAACCATCTATTGTGTCAGTATTTGATAAAAGTGATATTATTGTAGGAAAATATCTCAATCCTACGAATAAAACCATATCAGATGCTATTAAAAACTATAAATTGGTTAAATTGCATTTGTCAGCTAAAAAATATTGGTTGTATATAAAGAATGCAAATTCTTCGCAAGGCATATTGTGGAAGTTCACAGATGAAACGTTTTCTTCTGTAGAAAGTGAGATAATTGGAGCAGCCCCTTCTAGCACTATTAGTAAGATATTAACCTTAGAGGAAGGTTATTATGCTTTCTGTTGGAATGATGGTAGCAATTCCATTAATATTGGAAAAGCTTTTATAACTGATTCTCTTTCTACGCAAGTGTTAATTGATGATAGCATTAAAGATATTAGAGAGCCTTTAAATGTTATAATAAACACTCCCATTCCTACTGTTATGTCATTATTCAGCAAGAATAATATTTCTTTAGGAAAATATATTAAAGGAAATGAAGGTACTATCAGCAGTGCTATCAAAAGCTATAAGTTAGTTAAACTTCACTTGAAGTCTGGTAAGTATTGGATATATATAAATAATGCAAATTCTACACAGGATATTTTATGGAAATATTCTAGCGAAACGTATGAAGAGCCAGAACAAAAAATAATAGGTTCTGCTCCTTCTTCCATAATTAATAAAGTCGTAACTCTAGAGGAAGGTTACTATGCTTTCTGCTGGAATGATGGTAGCTCAGATTCCATATTGCCAAATAGGGCTTTTTTCACAGATAATATATCAACACAGATGTTGATTGACGAAAGTTCTACCAATATAAAAAATGAGTTAAAGCAAGAAATTAACAGTTCTGCAAAATCTTATGGAAATTTGATTTCTGATTTCTCAGATTTTGATATATTGAACAATGCCTTTTCCATATTGGAAGATAAAGCTAGTGCTCAAAGTCTTCTGACTGGCTACGAAAATAGATTACAGTACAATACCAATCTATACGAAGATAAATTTAGCCTATCATCAACATTGAAGATTATTGATACGGATTCTCTGGGTTATTTTGAGTTCTGTATTGGTTTTTGGTATCAGTTGGCTGGCACAATGTTTGGTATAGGAAAGGATGAAAACGGAAGTTACATATCTGTTTATATCGTAGGACAGACTTTGCCACCAAAGCAGACACACAAATATTATATTTCAGAACTTGCGTTTGCTAAGGGAAAAGAATACACCATATCTGTCGAAAAGAAAACAGAGAAAAACTCATATTTCAATATTTCTGTAACAGCGCAGGATGGAATCAGTGCATCAAAAGAAGGAATCGGCAATGGTGAAATTATTAGCGGTGATACTGCAAATGAAGGTAACGGAAGTATTAACGGTTATGCTTGGGGTAAGTTGTCTTTCTATGCACTGATTGGCAAAATGAAAGTGTCAGATGTTAACTTTGGTTACCCAATAGATATCAATGACGTAAAACTTGTTGTAGTAGGTCATTCATTTATAGAAGGTAATTCGATTCCTAGCGATAAGGATAAGAGATTTGCATCATTGCTATGTAGTTCCATTGGCGATAGGAAGACTATTATACTTGGTCAGGGAGGAGCAAGTGTAAGCTCTATAAAACCTCACATTGACAAGGAAATGAAATGGCTGAAAGATGCAAAATATGTATTATTTTGCATAGGTACAAATGACGTTGACAGCCAGGCAACTTGCACTGGGTTACAATACATTGATGATGCAGCAACCAAAAATGGCATAAGAACAGTTTGGTTGACAGTTCCCCCTAAATATGGTACTGGAGATAATCATCCTGTTATAAATGATTATATAAGGTCACATTTTTGTTATGTAGAAATCAAAGATGTCTTCTATAATAATGATGGGGTTTTAGATAAAAATATGTTTTTGTCTGATAACATACATCCATCAATAGAAGGACATAAGAGGATTTATAATCTTATTAAGGCAAGATGTTCGTTTTTGAAGACAATTTAGAAGCGAAGGAGCGAAATGAACTCTAAGTCGCTGAGTTTAGAAACTTAAAAAATATAGATATATGAAGAAGAATAAGAAGCAATTACATGAAGCACTGGCAGTGCTTCTTACCAAACTATCATCAGCAAGGGACAACCCCTTGCTGATGGATAACTACGTTACGAAAGCCTTGCGCACGGTTCTTTTGGAGTTCAAGAAATCGGGCGAGCTTTATGACGCCTACAAGGAGCAGATACAATCCACCATGGAGAGTGACAATCCTTGGATAGGTATGCTGATGAAATCGATTAGCGGTGATGCCTCTGTCAAAGAGAGCATGACCGATGAAGCCATCAAAGGGATGGTAAACTCTATGTTAGGAGAATAGACTATGATCATGGATATAATATAATAAGGTGTAACTCTTGATAGGGCTACACCTTAATTATGGTTGTTAAGTTGCTTACCTCGTAAACGATAAAAAGACCAGGTAGAACTTATTAATCTACCTAGCTTTTTGTTTTCTACTTCTTGTAATTTTAATATAGTATTACTTGGATAATGGTCTGATAGCTATTGTGTCAACTTTAGTAGAATCTGATTGTTGTATTCTTGCACTTCCTTCTCCACCAACTGTTATGGTAAACTTATGTGTAGATAGGTTGACGATGAATACAAGAGCACACATAATGATCATAAATACAAAAGCACCAATTATACTTTGTATTATCCCATGCAGATATGATTTGCCTATTGAACTCGGTTTTATTGGTTCAATAGCCTTTGAAATTAACTCTATGTGATTTTTATTAATGCTATCTTCAATATCCTTTTTTGTTTCTTCCAATGTGTTTTCAAGAAATGATTGAAGTATACTGGATGCAACAAATTTATATTTGTCTAAGCTTCCTTTAGTACAGCTAATATCATTGAATGGTTTTAAATCCTCTTCTGTTGGTTCATCGTCATTATGCTCTTTTTTAAATTTTGAGATATATTCTATCTTATCTTCTTTATATAGAGCGTAGGCAATGTGCCCAATTATATCACCACGACCCTCTACTAGTTGTTTGTAGATGTAGTTGTATTTTCTAGACATGATTATTTACAGCTTTACTAAATGAACTTTTAATTTGGCTGGCAGAAATGCTTTGACCATATACTTTACCCATTACAGAAACAGACACATTGAAACTGGTTCTAGGATTTACTGTCCCAGAATAAGCCTTTTTATTTCCTATCTGCATGATAGTCTTTTTGTTGGCTCTACGAACCGTATCTATAGAAATCTTGCACATAACTTAATGTTTTTAAAATTACCTTATCCTGAGATTACTCTTATACCTTACTAAAACTAAGCCTTGTTTTTATTGGATTGCAAAATTACTGAAAAATACCAAACTAACGAAAGTTTTAACTAACTAACTTTCGATTTTGTTTTGTTTTTTACTATTTTTTAATGTTACTAACTAATTTACTAACTATTTTGCTAACTGTGATTTAGCAAAACACTATATGTAAACTAGTTGTTTACTAGTCGTTGAATAATCGTTGAACGGTATATATGCAACTACTACCTTCCAATGCAAACCCTTTGTCCTTGACTCATTTTTCCCTCGTTAACCTTATGAGAGTGAGGAAATTGCTTACAGATTGTTATATTAGTAAAGTTTAACTATAAAAAGTTGCGCAAAATGATTGAGATTGTGCGAAAAGTTGTAATTTTGTCTCAGATTTTCTTTTTCTTATAAGAATTAAACAAGAACAAACTAATTGGAAAGGAGTTTTTATCATGACAGAAGAACAGGAAGCCGAAGTCCAACGGTTGATAAAGGACATTGATGTGACGGAGCTGATGAGGATGCTCATGAAGCATGGTAACGTCCAACGGTTGATAAAAGACATTGATGTGACGGAGCTGATGGGGATGCTCATGAAGTATGGTAACCGATATTCCAGAAGAATCTTGAAGTTCTTCCGATGGTTCTGCAAATACGTTCCAATAATTATTATGTGCTTACACGCATACGGAATGTGGGATTTCTCGCAGCATCCAAGGGAAATGTTCATAACAAACAATGAGAATTTTCCCTGCTATTTATTTATCTACTTTATGGTGTACATCTTGCCGATGGTTTTGATATTAGCAAGCCGATTCTTCTACCTATGTTGGAGATATAGAATACCCTTCTTTTATTTCTTTGGTGTGAATGCTGCTCACATCGTTGAATGGAGTTGGTACACGACAAGTGATATGATAGATTCCTGCTTTACTATTATGATAGTAACAGCAATGTTTTATATATACGGATTCTTCGACATGTTTATCAGTTGAACCAAGTTAGGACGTAAAATCTGTGCGTAATTATGGGAAAGATATTGAATTATAAGATACTCGGAACGGCTCTAAAGTCGCTCAGTGATGCTTGCTTTAAGGCAGACGAGCAGCAGAGAAATGGCGAGAAGGTTACGGCTTGCGGAATGACCGATGATGATCTGGACAATCTTTGTGAGCAGATTCCGTTCATGCTGAATCCTTATATGACTGCCGGGCAAGTGAAGAAGGAGGCGCATATCAGCGAATCTACCCTAAGAAGGGCCATTGCAGATGGGGAGCTGGAGAGTGTAGGGAACGCTGGTGACCATTCTCACTTCTTCAAGAAATGGGATGTTAAGGAGTTTATCAAGAAAAGATTGAAAAGAAACAAGAACTAAGCCCTATCGCAACACGGATAAGCGATATGAATATGGTAACATTTTTATTTGTAGAGTGTGCTATCATTATAATGTTGAGCGTTTCGTTTAATATCTTTGTTTGGTGGACAGGAGATTATAAACGCAAGAAGTGGTTGTTTGCGTGGCTAACATTTATCAATGTGATAGTGATTGCTGGAACCATCATCACTTATTTTATGGGTAAATAACAGAATAATGAAGAGAAGCTGATGAGGCTTCTCTTTTTTGATATGGGTCTATGTCACCTTAAATCTTTGGAAATCAGCCACTAAAAGAATGTTTGACAGAGTTATGACACATGTAGATATTTTGGGATAACTTTGCTGCCGTAATCGATTACATGTGTGAATAAACAAAATGTACAACTTTTATTACTTTAGGAATTATGGCAGAAGAAGTAATTAAGACTACCTCTTGTTGCAACGATGCAATGATGGGTGGTTTGCTTGGAGCGATGGCAAATCGTGACAACAATCCTTTGGCAATGGCGGCTATGTTGCGAGACCGTGACGATGCCGATATGTGGAACAATCCGTTTGCCTACATGATGATGATGGGCATGATGCGCTATATGTATGGTGCAGACTGGAACAACCGTGACAATGGCGCAGACGTGCAGCGTGCAGAGATTCAGAGCCAAATCGAGAGCTTGCGCAACCAGATGGCAGACAACCAGAACAGCAACTTGCTGATGGGTGCCATCCAGGGTAATGGCAACGACCTTAAGATGTTGGCAAGCAATCTGAACTGTGACTTCAACGCCTTGCAGAACTCTATCTGTGGCATCCAGGCTGGCATCCAGCAGCTTGGTGGTCAGGTAGGATTCTCGGCAGAGCGAGTGATCAATGCTATCTCGCAGGGTAACTTGCAGATGACAATAGCGTTGAAGGATTGCTGCTGCCAGACTCAGCAGAACATCATCAAGATGGGTTACGATAACCAGCTTGGTCAGAAGGACATCGTTAACCAGATGCAGCAGGGCTTTAACTATACCAACACTGGTATAGAAAGAGCTGCTTCGAACCTCGGTTTCCAGATGCAGCAAGACAAGTGTGACGTCATCCGTGCAGGTGAGAACAACACTCAGCGTATCATTGACACCTTGACAGGCCATTGGAGCCAGGAGCAAGCAAACGAGATTCAGGACTTGAAGTTCAAGAACTCACAGCTGCAGCAGAACATCTACTTAGCCAATCTGATGAATGGCGGTTGCGGATGTGGCGCAGGTGTAGCAGGTGGCTATCAGTAAAAAAGTAAAGAATGAAACAGAAGCGTAGTGGTATGAACAAGATTTCTCCAGTAGGTTTGGCTACTACAGCATTGGTAGCCAACCAAGTTTCAGTCTTAGCTACTTACAATGAGAAGCTTTGCAGACCTTATTGCGTGAATGGCAACGTGCAGCCACAGGCAAGCATAACCTACAGTTATGAGCAGCCTATCCTGAACGGTACAACGGTATTTGTGCCTATCGTGGCGACTATCTCCATCATTTCGCCTGTAACAGGCAACAAAAACATGATGAGAGCACAGCCGTTGATTTACACGGAAAAATGGGTAGCAGCCTTTCAAGGGCAGACAGCTCTGCCAACGGCTGTGACCATCACCAGTGTAGGCAGAACGCAAAAGGCTAACGATGTGGTATGCGGAAAGGCTAGAGGCCTGAGCATATTTGACAGTCTAACCGTAGCATTGACTACTGCTTAGTATCATTATAGGGGGAAATGGTGGATGGTTTGCTAGCCATCGTTTCCCTCGCATTATCATCCATTTAAAACGATACGATTATGATATTCAGAGACTTGAAGGCTGGATTTCCAATCTATCTATTTGATAGAGCCAGCAGAAAATTTAAACAAGGTAAGGTGACGACCAATCCATGCCCTGACTTTGAGAATGGCAAGCAGAACGTAATGGCTGCTATGCCTGGAATGCCGAATTATGGGGCAAGGAACGTGAAAGTAAACGTGCAAACTGAGGATGGCAAGCAGTCTATCTACTCGGTTGTAGATACTGAGCAAACAGCATACAGCGACACCCTTGTAATCTCCTGTAGCAAGGAGAGTATCATCAACGAGGTGAACGCCTTGAAGAATCAAGCCAATGACATCATCAATAAGATGCCGGACTTCGAGCAGACCGTGGAGGACTGTGATCATCTTCTCTCAGAACTGGACACAACGTTTCGTGACCAGCAGAAGACCAACCAAAGACTCGACCAGATGGAAAACAAGCTGGACGAGATTTTCAAATTTGTCAAATCACAAAAACAAGAATGATATGAACTTAGTAGAACTTATCACAAAATATCAGACAGATGCCACACCGGAACAGATGGTGATGGTGACAAAGATCATCGGCAAGTTTGTGGCTATGCACGCTACGGAAGAAGACCTCCTGAAACTCTATAAGGAGATTTATGGGGTTGTGGGTAACGGACACTTCAACGACTTCTTTGCTGAGGCTCAGATCAAGAAGATGGTGTTTGAGGATGACAAGGAGGTAGAGCATCGTGCTCCTTACTATACCATGGCCAAGACGCAAGAAATCTATGAGACGGTGAAGGACGAGATCAGACCTTACAACCAATGGGATTTTGCCGTGGTTATTAACATGATCTACTCTGACAACTATAACCTGATGAAGAAATGGTTTCCGGAGGACAGCGAGGAGCAGATGATGGACAAGATGGTGGACCTTGCCGTGAACTGGCTGAGGGATGATGATAACCCTTATGGTCATTGTAAGGCTTGGGGGTACTTCAATCACTAATGTTTACTTTGTGGGAAATTCCATAATACCTAAGATATATAAAAGAAAACTATCAGAAGAAGAGAATGCAGGCTATATTAGGGGCTTGTGTTCTCTTTTTCGTATGAAGTTGCGGAACTTATCACTGATAATCGGGAATGATGGCTTAAATTTGCATCGTTTCCATAACGGAGTGGGGACGGAAAAAATGGAAAAGAAAATGAATGATATTCGAGGTTACTTAATTGGAACGATATGGACTTTTCTGAGTCTGTTAGTTCCCATCAGAGACTTTATGATTGCCATGATGGTATTGTTCGGGCTGAACCTGGTGTTCGGCATCGTGGCTGCAGTGTTTAACGGTGAAGAATGGAGCTGGAAGAAATTCGGCATGTTCTTCGTTTGCTGTGCGGTGTTCTTCGTGACGGTGGCTGCATTGTTTATTATCGGTCACTTCCTGCATTCTGATACTGAGGCTCTGTTTTGCGTGAAGTGGGTTTGTATAGCTGCGACCTATCTGTTCACGACCAACATATTGAAGAACCTGAGGAGGATGCTAGTGCCTGATACGCCATTTTATAAACTTGTGGACTATGCTTATTATGCGCTGACACTTGGATTTGTGGAGAAGTTTCCGATGTTCAAGAAATACCAAGAATATAAAAACAATAAGGAAAATGGAAATGAAGGAAATCAGATTGGAGCAGCTGCTGATGGCGATGCCTAATGCCGGGAAAAGGGCAGAGAAGTTTCTGCCATACCTGAACCGTTATGCCGAGGAGTTTGAAATCAACACGCCTTTAAGGTGGGCGCACTACTTGGCTCAGATTGCCCATGAGAGCGGTGAACTGAGATATACCAAGGAGATTGCCAGCGGAAAGGCGTATGAAGGGCGAAAAGACCTTGGCAATACCCATAAGGGTGATGGGGTAAGGTATAAGGGCAGGGGGCTTATTCAGATAACAGGACGAGCCAATTACAGGAAGTATGCCGGATATTGTGGCTATGATGTAGTTGAGCAGCCTGAGTTGTTGGAGAAGCCTCTTGGTGCAACACGTTCATCGATGTGGATATTTGATACCTTCGGTTGCAACGAATTGGCAGACGAGGATAATCTGAAAGCAATCAGACGGAAAATTAACGGTGGCTACAATGGACTGGACAAATGCGAGGAGTATTTGAAAAGGTCCAAGCGAGCCTTAAACATATCATAGCTTATGAAGACAAGACATTGGATCATCTATCTGCTGGTATGGGTAGCTTATTTCTCTGTGCTCTTTTTGACGAGCTGTAAGACGAAAACCGTGACGCAGGAGCACTATATCACAGACAACACCGTGAGTAAGGGCTTGGATGCCAGTTGGCAGGAGCGGTTTATCTCAGCCTTCGAGCAGATGGCTACATACCGTAACCGGGAGCATGAGACTTCGACCAAGGAGACAACTCATACAAAGGATAGTACTTCGACCACTGTAGACCAGAACGGAAAGCCTATCAAAACAGAAAGTTGGCACTCTGTTGTGACCAATAGAGACACTAAAGAGGTGACGAAGCTACAGGATTCTATCTCTACTATGAGTAAGGAGGTGGATAAATATCAACTCTTGATCGTGCAAAAGGACAGCCTGATTCGGTTAAAGCAGGACTCTATCCATGTATTGAGTAGAGAACTGAGCAAGGCAGAACAGAGGTATATTAGCCTGGGGAAGTATACAGCCAAGATCATCTGGACCCTGGTAGTTGCAGTGATTGGTTTACTGATTTGGTTGTGGCATAGAAAGAAATAAGGCTTATGAAAACGATAACTATAAAAATAGTGAAAAAGAGCGTAATGGGCGTGGTAGAGGGACTATCTGCCACCATTGCGCAGCATAACCCGGAGGTGGACTTTCAGACCGTCTGGGCGAGTGATGGCGAGGAAGCGAAACTGGATATATACTATCGGGAGGCGATAACCGACCTGGAAAACTTCTTGGCAAGATTCTCTTCTTCGACCACACAGCAGTTTGACCTACAGGCACTGGCTGATGATTTCTCAATCAACATCAAGACTTTGGTATCTTGGCCACCTAGACTAAGTGGGGTTCTGACCAACCAAATACAGAACTATCTGGTTCATGCTATCCTTGCCGGATGGCTGAGCGACATGCCGGATATGAACCATACGGACTATGCCAGCATGGGAGCAAGTGACCTGGAAGCCATTAAAGAGGTGCTGCTAAAGAAGGATTTTTGCTTTGCTGAGGCTGAAAGAACTGCTGACGATACAGAGAAAGAAGGGTCTTCGGCAGTTGATGCTGAGGCTAGAGGCTCTGATGCTGCAGTCAAGGAAGGTAATGCTTTGGGCGCTGAGGCTAGAACTTCTGACGCAACAGCCAAGGAAGGCAATGCTTTGGGTGCTGAGGCTAGAAATGGGGATGCGGTAGACAAGGATGAGCAGAGAGGGGTGAAAGGCTCTGAGCGCAATCCTGACTTTGTTTCGCAGCATTTTCACCAAGACTTTGTGGACTGGAGCGGAGGCAGACCACCTTTCGAACTGAGATAATTTTTCTTCAATATAAATAATTGCAATTATGGATAGAAAATTGATTACATTGGATTTTAGCATGGAGCAGGTATGTAATGATATACTGGCAAGATGCTATGTAGTGAGCCAGGGAATGGTGGACGAAGCCCAGAAGGACATCAGAGCCAACATCGAAAGCCCGGACAGTGACGAGACTCGCAGTATTATCAACCGTGCCGTGACGGAAGCCATCGCTAACATCAAACTGGCTGCTCAGCGTTATCAGACCACTGGTAGAGTGGAGGACAACAACAACCTGGAGCGACTGGTGAAGGGCATCAGAAAGTATGCCTATACTGACAACGAAGACGGTACTTGGACGGAAGTAGTGACCACCATCATTGACGGTGAGGAGAACGAAACGACTGCTACCGTAAACAAGGCTGGTAAGGACAGGGAGGAAACCATCTATGAGACGGTGACGCTGAAACTGGAGATTCCTAACTGGAACGTGGCTGTGACGGATGCCTTGAAGAGCCACTGCCACCGCTACATCGTAGACTACGTGATGAGCCAGTTCCTGATGGATCAGTTTGCGGATAAGGCTGGAACGTATGGGGAAAGCGCTACCGCAGACTATAATAACATCAAGAGCGACTTGCTGAGCCGGGATAACTATACGCTGAGACGACCTAGCTTTACGTAGAGAGGCTATCTGGGGGCTATCTGGGACCAGGCGATGGAATCGCTTGGAACGGGGGCTTTTTATTTTTGAGGCTATTCTTTTTCTTCATTATTTTGGGTGTTTATGGAAAGAGCCTTCGCTATCGGGATTCTCCTGATTTGCGAAGGCTCTTGGTTTTTTTGGGCTAGAACTTGTTGAAGCGACGGATGACTTCGAGGCGAGTGGCGAAGTACTGGTCTTTGGACTCTAGCCAGAGATAGAGGGCTATGCGGAAATAACGGAAGCTGTGGCTGCTCATGTAATGACTCTTGGGGGCATTGGTGCGACCCAGATAGTGCCAATGCTGGTTGTCATTGCTGCCGTAGAGCCACATGACAGGCTTGACATCGGTGGTGAGGGAATGGATGAAGCCTGTAATGGCATTCGGTACATTGTCTTCATCGAACTTTAGGGTTCTGCTGACGAGGATTCCGGCATACTCGGTTTCGTCTGGATCGGAATAGTTATAGCCCTGGTCTAGGCACATGACACTACCGTCACGATACTGTATGTAGGGGTGAGGGTAGGAATTGATGGCCGTGAGTACGTTCTTGATGATGAAGGTGCTCCAAGTCTGATCTCTGACGGAATAGCTAAAGGCTACGGTATCTGCCGTGGCTTCCATCGACTTCTTGCTGACATCGAGACAGAGAATGCGAGAGTTCTTGTAGTCGTAGATGACCTTGCAATGCTGGAAGAAGTCGATTGGTGGCTCTGAGAAGTTGATGAGCTGTCGCATCTGTGATTTCATATCCTTGGTATCTTCAACGTCCGTTTCTTCTTCCTTGAAGTAGTTGGCGAGTTTGCCGAGATTAGCCGAGATGTTGAAATAAGGGCCATCAAGTACATCGGTCATTGGCACTATCTGAGATTCTACTATGCGACTGAGTGAGCGATTGGTGACGAATGCAACAGACTGATCGAGCTGTGTGATGCTTGCCGGATTGGAGCAGACTTCCCGGCTGATAGGACGGATGCTGCTGTAGGTTCCGGTTGAAGACACATCAAGTGCCCAGATACCATCTGTGGAAAACGCCATGAGAGGGTACTGACCAAACTGACCCTGAGAGAGGGCACGCGTGGTGGAGGCTATGCCCTGGATGGTTCCGATGCCTACGGTATTGATGGCATTGAGTGGGAAATGGAAAGGGTTGTCGGCCTCAGACGTGTAGAGTTTGTTGCTTAAATCAACTACATCATCTGCAGTATACGAATATGTGCCAAGAATGAACTCTTCTATCCTGCGGTTGAAATCGCCCATGTGCATGGACCCATTGATTTCGTTGCATGGCGTTAGTGGAAATGAGAAGACGTAAGGGATGGAATCTTCCATTCTCGTAGCATAAATAATCATCTGCGTGGCTCTGGAATCAGGATAGAACTTGACCAGATTGGCGAGCATATAGGCATCTACATTCTTTCCGCTGTCATCATTGACCTCGACATGCTTTGTTCCGGACGAGGTGTTGATAACTGTGACTATTTTATCAATGCGATAATGATTCTGAGTGTATGAATTGGTGGAATCAGAATTTAACAGTGACGAATACGGAAACATGACCTTGCGGTTGAAGCCGGAGAAGAGAACTTCCTTGACTCCATACAGATTGAGGCGATGATTGTAGACATAGCTGCCTGATGCTAGGAGGCTGTTGTGGGTTTTGTAATCGTCTTTCATCTGTTCCTGCAAAGAGACTTCGTATATAGCTTGCTTATCGACCGGGAGAGCTATTTCATTACATTCTCTGAGTTCTTCAAGATTCAACGAGCATACCTTGTAGAAGGCTGATGTGTTGGCTAACTTATTGTGATATACATCATCTGAAATGGTAGGGAAATTGACTCTGACACATCCTACTTTTTCCTGATCATTGGCGTAGGTATAGCTATCAACCCTACCTACACCTAAGCCATAATTAGGTTTATAGATGGCGAGAGACGTGATTTTCTCTGCCGTATCAATATTGGTGATAGGTGGAGTGATGAAGACATCAACGGACTTGATGACATCTTTCCACAACCTAAGCTGGTCTGTGTCTCCACTCAGACTATAAAGAAGGGAGACATTGCGAGGATAATAATAGAATGCAGCCTTATTGATTGTGATTTCGAAAGGCTGATAATCTCCATCGGGGCGAGAGAATTTTACCGTGTCCTTGACATTGATCTTGCCCTTGAAAACGTCTCCTACTACATCTGAATTATTGAACGTAAGATTGGCACTGGCTACGGCATAGGAATTAGGAACCTGCACAGGCATGAATACCGGAGCTGAATGCATAATCATGGAGCCATCAAACATGCGATAACAATAGCGGACGAAGAAATTGGCATAGAACCGACCATTGCGAGCAATCACATTGTTGGTGCGATTGACAAGGGCATAAATGCTCTGGGTTATGTCGGACTGCTTTTCTTCCTTGATACTGGCGCATATTTCGCCCAGGCTAAAACTATCATTGGCTACGACACTGAAAATTTCAGCACAAGAGAAGTTGGTCTGCTGAAAACAATCCCAGAAGCCATTGCTGCTGCTCTTGCTATCAATGCCACCAAGGTCATAATCACCAGCATGGTTGGCCGCATCAATAGAAAAGCCTATATGCAAGAATGGTGGCTTTTGTCCCAACCATTGGTAAAAACCGTAGCCGGAACTATCGGGGTAGAAAATGGCATAATGGATGCCATCGGTGGCGGTGATGATGAGAGTGTTGCCTACTGAATTGACTGAGAGAATGGAAACACCGGAAGAAAAGGTATAGATGCTGTTCATGTAGGAACCATCTGAATCGAACCAATAGAGGGTTGAAACTCTAGATTCTGTGCGAATACCAATGAGGTGCTTATAACTGCCTGTTTCGTGGATATAGAGGAGTGTGGCGATGCTGGCAGAATTACCTATATATAGCGCTGAGGCTAGACTGGTGCCAGCGACAATGGCAGGGCGTAAGGCACCATCATGCAGCTCTAAATTGCCACAGAGGGATAGCGCACCGTTTTCTACTGCCATTTCATCGGGTGTGAGGCTGAGACCTTTGTATCTGATTGATTGTTGCATCTTTCTTAATGTTTAATGTGTTGTGCTTAATGTTTAATTATCGGCAATGGAAGGCATCTGTGCGAGAGATAACGGCTAGAGCCGTATGGTATTTCTCGCCAATGCGTATGGTGGACTGACGAGCATCTACAACCAAATCTATCTCCTTTGCACCTTCAGGCTTGCCAACGATGCCATGAAGGAGATTCCGGACAGTAGAAACGCTGCTACCATGGAGCTGCCCTTTGCGCCCATGGAGCTTGATGCCTTCTGGCATGGCGTTCGCCTTGATGAGGTAAGGCTGTGAGTGGATTTCGACAAAGGCAATCTTATCTCCTTGAGATAGTTCTAACAGTCGACAAGGAAGGGCACGGAGGGTTATCCTTCCATCTACAGCAATCGTGAGACCACGCCTTTGCTGGCGTGGTCGGTTGAGCATTATAACTTCATCATTCATTTTTTCCATAATCTGTAGGTTTGTGGAGCCAGAAACGGAAGTAGTCGTTTTCGGCATCCTGGTTACGTACTTTTACATATTCCCTGGTAACGTAGAAATGCTTCTTGCGAAGGGTAGGGTTGAGGTTGTAATCATTCAACATCATTGCTGGCTCTACCCTGCCATCAAATGTGATCTCGTACCAGTAGCGATGAAGGAAGAACCATGGACGAAGCCGGACTTCCTGAATGGTGGTGTAGTTGCTTTTGTCTACCCGGCAAGGAACGATGCTCCAGGAGCCATCTTGCCAACGCTCCACTTTGCGCTCTGAGCCATCGGGGAGCTTTTCGGTCTTGTCAGTGACCCAGGACTTCTGAATCTTAACGAGGAGGCAGACATCGGCAGTGAAGACCTTAGCCATCTTTCGGTGGCAGAGCATTACGTATCGTCCTTTCTTATCGGGGAGAAGGCTACGCTGCTTGCCGGGACGATTGATAACGCAGACGGTGGAAAGGAACTTCTTGCGGGCCATGGTAAGAAAGTCGGGGAGTTTTGCCTTGGCGTGCATACGGTCGAGAACCTTCTGGACCTTCTTGAAATTCTTGTCGGCTTGGGTCTCATGCAGGGTGATAGGGTCCTGAGATTCTTGGGTCTGCTGCTCACGTATCTTCTTGACATGTTCACGAACTTGCTTCCTGGAAGGAACTTCGAGAAGGTGACCAGTCTTCTTGTCGAGTTTATAATTTGACTTTTGCTGTTTCATTTGATTGTGCTTTAGATGTTACCTCTGTTGATGCAGATGATTTCGAAATGATGATTGTCGCAAATATCGCAGCCGTTGGGCATACGGTGGTTGAAGGAGCAAGGTATGTGCTCCTTGAACAAATCGCAGTTAAGGCAATGCTCTGGGACTTCTTCATGCTCCAAGTTGCCTTCAACATGTGGGGTGGAGGATGCCTTGTTAGGAACTGCCCGGACTATGCGACCGAAGAGATCATAGAACTCTCCCGGCATGACGCTGGTTGCTTCTCTGAGGGAAGGGAGAGTGTAACCCATCTGGCGGATGAACCAGAGACGGAGATAAATGATGAAACGTTTCAACTTTTTCATATATGATTGATGTTATATATATTAATAATGTGGGGCTAAGATACGAGAAATGTGCGGAAGAGAAGTGATAACTTGCGCAACTTAGCTTGTTGAGAACCAAATTGCGCAAGAATTGTCAGTGATTACTCGGTTTTACCGTCCTTCTCTTTCTGCTTGTTATCAGTGGAAGGCTCATGCTCGAAGACATCAAAAATCTTGGTCTCGCTGAGACTCTTCAACTCATAGTCAATCATGGTCTTGCCCATAACCTCGTCTACATAACGCTTGGCACGTTCGATGCACTTGGCTTGGATGAGGTAGTTGACATAGGTACGCTTCTCCTTATCCTTCTTTTCATCAATGGTGATGAAAGCCAAACGAGCCTTGAACCAAAGATCATCGTCATCAATATCAGAGAAGAAAATCTCGTTGTAGTTGGCTGGGTTGATGTTGGCAACCTTAAACTCGCCTGAGACATAGACGGACATGTTATCTATGATGCTAGCTTCTGCCTCGGTGAAGGAGAGGGCATCAACAACATTCAGTTCGTTTACCAGTTTCTCGCTACCATCCTCCAGGGTCTTCTCATAGCGTACCTTGCACTCAAACCAGGTGCTTGTGCGAGAACGGAGGGAAGAACCGTTACCTGTGCCAACGAAGGACTCCTTTGGCTGGTTCTGAGACTTGTCTTGTGTCTTAGCCTCTTCCTGAGGCTTGTTTTCTTTCTTGTTCATAATCTTAAGAATTTAATTTGTTATTAATAATTTTGTCTACCTCTTCCTGAGATAGTTGTTTTCCGTCTTTGCCAAGATATTTCTTGCACATGAAATACATTGTGCCAGGAGGGTCGGGATGGCGGTAGTGGTCATTCAACTCTATATTGGCAAGCTGCTCATCCGAGGAATTAAAGATAGAATGAGCCTGATGTGCTCTTGGCATACGTTCCATGACGTGGTACTGGATGATGTAGCCATCTTTCTTTATCTGCTCGTCTTTGAGACGTATGAGCATCTTATCCAGCTTGGCTTCTGTCTCCTTGATGGTCTTGAAGAGAGAGTTGACCAGCTCCTTGTCGGGCTGTGGCTTCTTCTTCTCTTGGAAATATTGGATGGTTGAGGCTCTAAGTTCTGCTACCAGAAGGAAGAATGTGCCATTGTCGTTCTGAGGGACATCATTTCCGTCTGCCTTCATGATGATGCCATCGACACGCTTTTCAAGTTCGATGGACTGGCGAAGCATCTTCTTATCGCGGTGTGCCCAATATTCCTTTTCTGTGGTTCGCATAGCTGAAACCAGCTTGCGAAAGGATAATACTGATTCTTCACTCATATCTTATTTGATACCTAAAGTTTGTTTGACTTTACTGATGCGTTCCTGCTCCTTGGGGAGGAGGTTACCTTTTTCGTCTATCCGGCAGAGGAGGCTGAGATTTGGCTTGATGGTTATCCACTTATGAAGACCATCATGCTCTCGCTTTATCTGTCGAAGCTGGGCTTCTTGCAGTCTTTCACTCAAATGCTGCTCATGGCGAAGCTTACTGATTTCGTTCTGTATTCTGTCCATTGGCTAATTCTTCTGAAGGGGTTGTATCTAATATTGAATCCCATTGATCATAACCCACAATATCTAATGCTCTTATAACATCACACACTTTTACAAAGGTATAATCATTCTTATATTTCATATTGTTAATATTGTGAAAATTAAAAGCACAAGCTTGTAGATATTCTTTGAAACGCTTCTTTTCTTCCACAGAGAGGTATGATGTACGAGAGAGAATTTTATTTTCTAATCCCTTTAATGCTACCTCATTTTGTGCTCTATATTTATCTACGCTTGCATAGAATGAAACTGAATTTTCACTAAAATTATTAGAATACTTTTCTATCAGCTTTAAAAACTTATCTTGCTGCAAATTGAAATCTCTAAGTTCGACCTTGATCATTGATAGAAGTTCTTCGATATTTTGTAAACGAGATATTTTTCTCTTAACAGTATCTGAAGCAGAAGATAACACCTCTAGAGATTTTTCTAGATTTGCATCATTTTTCTTGATAGCCTCTCTGTATGAGATAAGTTCATCACGCTGCTCTTGAATAATTCGACTTAAACGCTTGTTCCTGTCATCAAAGCGAACTTTGAAGTTCTTGTCTCTTAACGTGCAAGAGACGATGCCTAGCGTGATGACAAAGACCACGCTGAGGCAAATAATTAATGTTATTGTTACATTCATAATTTATAATGTTTATTGTTCACACTTATTTCTTGTCTGGAAATACCTCCAATAATTCAATACGAGTTTTTAAAATATCGTAGTAATGTTTCATTGCATGATATTGAGACAGCATTAATGCTGTCTGAACAGTTCCGCATTTTTCAACGATCTTGTCGTAATGCTTACCATCCAAGAAAGCATCGAGTTTATTAAAACGGTCTTCCAACTCCTTGAACTCAATAATGAGACGGTCCTTGAAGTCTTCTGCTACCTGGTATGACTTTTCGAACACATCCTTAGGTGACCATGAATCGTAGGTACTGCCATCTGGGTTAGTGTATTGGACGTGATAGCCAGATCTCCACTCATGATTATCCTCGTTTTTACGAGCAAAACCTTTAGTCACTGCGGTTGCTTCATCCATAGGTGCAGCCATAACCTCTTTTGTACCGATGTACTTTTCCAATTTTGTTGTTTCCATAATTGTATTTTTTATTGTTCACACTTTTGAATTATCTGTGCTAGAATGCTCTCAACACCTTTTGGCTTGAAGAAGCGATTGGCGTTGAGGAGAGACAGGGCTTCTTTAGCACTCTTGTTGATGAATAGCAAGCGAGCAGCTTTCTTTATGTAATTATTGTAGTCTGCTTCCAATTGTCGCTTGTATGCCTTGCCTTTGGCAAGATAGTCAGCTTCAAGGGCTTTACCCTTTTCCTTGTATTCAGAAATGAGATCAGCTTCTTTTTGGGCGTACATGTCTTCGAGAGACTTTTCCTTGTCATCCAACTTCTTCTCTTTCTCATTGTATTTCTGAACAGAGGAGTCGTAATTTGCACGTGATTCGTCTCGCTGTTGGATGCTACGGTTTACCTCGTCCTTCATGCGCTCTTCAACCTTCAGGCGCACATCCTCAAAACCAATGTAAGACTCGGAGGTCTCAACTGTTCGTCTTGGCTTCTCATCTTGTGAATACAAAGGGTCTTTGTCAATGCCACGCATTCTACGATATGAGTCACTGAATCTCTCGTACTCTATTTGCACTTCCTTGCGGATGATAACTCTGGAACCGTCTTTGAGGGATGCAATGGTCTTATCCTTCTCTTTTACGGTTTCTTCTAATTCCTTTACTCGATTCTTCAAGGTTTCGAACTCTGAATAATCTACATTTACTATTGCCATAATTTATAATGTTTAAAGTTCTATTACTTCTGCTTTGTCGGCAGGAATGTCGTAGTAAGGGATGGAATATCCTTTGTCCTTCATTTCGTCTGGGAGATAGCAGCGATAGTATATACCGTAGAAGTTTTGCCATTTCTCCTTGACAGTGAGTATTGTTCCAGCCGGAAGCTCAGGCTTCGGCTTGAATGAAGAACGAGGATAACATCCTGTCTCATGCTCATCTGCTGCGCAACAACATGAGGATTTCCATAAATGAATCTTCATTGCTCTAATTCTTGTTTAATCATTCTCAACTGTGATAAAAGATGCTCTGCACACATAAACTTGAAGCCAGGAACATTTAACATTGTCTCTGCCTCTGCGATGAGCATGCGTATTCTCAATTTTGCAGTAAAGAGGCGATCTTTGAAGTTCTCTACTATCTGATAAGACTGTTCAAACACGTCCTTTGGCGACCATGAATCGTAGGTGCTGCCATCTGGGTTGATGTACTGAACGTGATAACCCGGAGCATCCTGGTTGCCTTCTGATGGTCTTGCCCATCCTTTGGCTAAAGCAGCAGATTTTACCATTGGCTCTGCCTTAACCATCTTAGTACCGATGTACAGCTTTAATGTTGATGTTTCCATATCTTCTTATTTATTAATTTTGACATAATTTGTTTCATCTATTAACTTTTTGTTTAATGTGATACGATTATCAATACATTTGTTAAGTGCATACTTGATGAGTTGAATGGTATCTAAATCCAGATATTTGAAAAAACCTACCTTTTCAATACCATTTCTTCTAGTAAATATATCAACATATAGCTTTGCCGTTGTATCGTCTTTCAATTGCTCTTCATTATCTGCAATTTTATCGACTATACCTTTAAGAGCTTCTAGTTGTTCTATTTCATATACAGCATTATTTACCTTGCCTAGATCTTCATTGATTCTTGCTAATTCTTCCTTTTCCATACGCTACACCTCCATTTCAGAATTAAGCCCTAAACCAAAGAGAAGATGCTGGAGTTCGTGAGTATATTGAAATTCTAATAGTCTTACATGTCCTATATAAGCAGCGTAATGCTTATCGTCTAAAAGCCTAAAAAATTTAACACTATCTTCTTTTTCATAAATCCATGTACTTTCTAATGAAACCTTCCACCCATTCTTTTCGAGGATAGCAGGAACAAGAGGAATCGGAACAATATCCTTCACCCATGCACCACAGTCACCAAATAGGAATCCATCATCTTTAATCGTTTTTCCTTTTATGTTGGAAAGAGTGACGGAACCTTTAAGCTCAGTGAAAGCATTTCCATCTTTCACTTTTGTATATTTATCTACATTACTTTCTGTGACTTGGTAAACAATTCCTTTTTTCGTTCCGATAGGAATGCCGTTGGTCATCACCAAATCACCTGGTATATAAATTGTCTTTTCCATTTTCTTAATATTTTTACTTTATTATATTATGGGACCAGCGATAGAATCGCTGGGAACGGTGGCTTTTACTTAAACCATACTTTACTTATTCACTTTGACTAAATTTTTGAGATTGTTGAAAGCCTCATAGTCTTCCTTGCTGATTTCTATGCAGTTGTCGAACTGGATAGTTGCAGGATCAGCTATCTCTGAATATCCTTCATTAATCGCCTTGAAAGCCTCCATAAGAGGGAATAATGCTGAGCCATCTTCCTTCATAATGGTAAAGTCAACCTTACGCCATGTGTTGGCTATGTCTTTGCGCATGAATGATGCGACTACGTAAAAATATCTTTTCTTCATATTGCTTCTTGTTTTAATTGTTTGTCTATTGCTTCCTGGACTAGGATTTGCTGCCAGTTGGCTTCATTGTAATTTCTTGCCTCTTGTTTTTCTGAGAGCAGTGGATCGTAGCCACCGAAACAATAGGCGTCAAATTTCTCATACTCCTTCATCGTATATGGAGGCTTGGAGCCAGGAGGGGCAGGGATGTACTCCTTGGCGAACTTCTTAGGCAGGAGGGTTGCTATTGTTGAGGCTACCGGGTCGATGACCTCGTATTTGAAAATACGGCTCTTTCCCTTTGCTGGAGAGTTGTGGACTGATCTTGCCCAGCAGATGTTACCCCTGTAGCGTGACATGAGGCCAGAGAAATAATAGGGTTTCCAAATCCGATTATCTCTGTATGCGCTACAGATGCCTGTAGGGGAATCTCCGTTGTAAGTGACACTATCAGACTTCCAGCAATGGTTGTAGCCGAGGTCGCTGATGTGGCTATGTACACAGAACTTGCACATCCTCATTTTCTCCTGATCAGCAACCGATGGTGTTGACTGCATCAGGTTTTGTTTGATGTAATTGCCCATAGATGTATGATTTATAGTAGTTTCTGTTCTATAGGTTTACGCTTCCAGCCTTTGCATGCTGGCTCCCAGAAGAAATGGTGGCCGGAATAGCGGGAGCAATTGCCCAGACGCTTGGACTCTTTTCTGAGGGTGAAGAAAACACAGTTCTGGCAGTGTTTTCTGTTGCTTCTCGCTATCAAATACAGATAGAGGACTGCTATAGAGCAGATGAGAAGCATAAAGAGGATGAATGTTAGTTCTGTTTGCATAGTTACTTCTTGCTTTTGATGATTTTATTTAATAATTTCTTGTTAGCCTCGGTTGCCGGATCAGAGTGATAGACTACGCTGACATCCTGCCGGGCAGAGAGAGGAGCGTGGCGCATGTAGTCATCGACTTGCTGCTTCACTTCCTCTAATGAGCGACAGAGGACGTATTTATAGCCTGCTGCTTCCCAGAAAGCCTGGAACTCCTTCTGCCTGGCTGACTGCTGATTGGTGTGGCCATACTTCAATTCTATGCCCAGGGCATGATAGAAAGCCTTGTGGGGGCTGAGGTCACCGATGTTCTCTTCATATCTGATGGATGGGAGAGCCAGGATGAGATCGGGAACGCCCGGCACTACTCCGGCAGCAGCATTGATGGCTATCTTCTTGCCATAGGATTCTGCCTCGTTCTTGGGATGGAAGAAGAGGGTGGAGAATGCCGGGTACTGTAGACGAAACCATTGTACACAGGCTATCTGCAACTGACCTTCACGCTGGACCTTCTTCTGCTGAGGCTTCTTCGTGTACTCTGGGCAATTACCGTTGAGACGGTCGATTAATTCTTGTCTGTCCATATTCGTATGATTTTAAAAATTTGTTACTTAATCTCTGAGGAGACTTTGGAGATAACTCTGGGTCTGATCATCCAAATCGGCTAGCGACTGTTCTTCTTCGGCTACTGACGGATTCCAGACGATGCCCAGCTTGGCGAGTGTGCCATTATCGTAGGCTTGCCGTACCATCTTTGCCATGGAGCCATTTGGATTCTTAGCTGCGCTTTCTATCCATTCCTGGTACTTCTGCCTGAGGGCATCAGTTTCTGCCTTCTCCTTGGCTTTCTGGGCATCTGCCTTCTGCTTAAGCCGGGCTTCTATCTCTTCGCTTGTTTCAGCTTGCTGAGGCTTCGGAGAGCCAGCTGGCTTTGGAGTAGGCTTCTTACCTGCTGAGGCTTCAACGGTAGGGTTGTCGAATGTTCCTTCCATCAGAGGCTCATAGTTCTTTGGATTGAAGAGCCAGTTGAAGGAGATATAGCATCCGCCATCCTTGCGCCCTAAGAGCAAATCGGAGTTGAGAGCCTTGCGAAGCATCGGTTCTATGTCCTCGAAGGAGTAATCTGAGATAAACTTGGCGACCAGCTTCTTGCGGTCGGGAGTCATCTTCGAGATTGGCTTGACCTGCGTGCCGAGGAAGAGGCGGTTGAAGAGCCTTAAGACTTCCGAGAATTGAGTTTCAGCATCCACCGACTTTTTTTCTTTTTCTTTTTTTTGTGTGTGGGGGTGGGCTTTCTCTTTTCTTTGTTTGTTTTCTTTTATAGGGGTTTCAGGGGAAAGATATTCTTTTATTTGTTTCTTTTCTCTTACTTCTGTGCCCTTGGCTGTGTCCTTATCTGTGCCCTTGACTTTGCTTAAATCTTCGGAATCACCTTTATTTAAAGGGGGTTCCGAGTGTGAAATCTGTGCCCTAGATTGTGCCCTTGGCTGTGCCCCTTGTTTCGGCTGTGCCCTAGATTGTGCCCCTTTCGTGCCCTTCTCAGCTTGGTGATATACCTTACAACCTTGATTGTCAGATTGTTGTGGGGTAGGAATCTGTGCCCTAGACTGTGCCCCAATCTGTGCCCCTTGGTCTCTTTGCCATGGATGGATGCAGTGGGATAGGGGATGTGAACTGTTAACATAGAGCTTGGTTGAGGCTCTTGGAGCAGAGCACTTGGTGATGATTTTCTCTGCGATGAGCACATCGATGGCGACACGGATAGCCTTGACCGTGGTGTGGAGCTGTATAGCCAAATCACGATAGGAGAGGGTGGCAGCGGAAGCCTCATTGTGAGCGGAGGAGAGGAGCACATGGATGAGCACCTGCACGACCACAGGACGATGGAAGTAACGCCACTGCAACAGCTCTGGAGTAAATATGTAGCCATCTGTTTTCATTTTTATTGTTCTTCTTTATTTGGAATGTAGAATTTACGATTTCTATCATTTGTTGTTTTCTTCTGCCTCGATGGCACGGAATATCTCGTAAGCCACTTGTGGGACCCAGGCATTGCCGTAAGCCTTTATGGATTCTTGTCGCCACTTGGGGAAAGAAATGGTAAGGCTGTCCACATCAAAGGGAATCCCATCATTTCCTCTACAAACAGGGGATTGAGTTGGGAAGTGCTTCCAGTGACCTTCTTCACAGTGTCGGGCAAAGTCTCGCCATACACATTTCCGTTCACTTTCTTCACCCCAGGATTGGTACATTCCTTCCAGTCTCTCGCTGATGGCGTGGGCATCATGCCGTTGAAGTCGAGAAAGTCGGTCAGTCCATTCGGGCGAAGTGCTCCGTTCTTCCAACTGTACATCCCTTTTGCACCCTTTTCTTTCAGTCCTTTCACCCGGTTGGAGTGTTTTATCTCCATTGCAGTAGGGGTGGGAAGAAGACCATTTACTGCTAAGGCTGTAATTCCTTGCCCCATCTGGGATTTGGGATTGATTGTCTTTGTGAACTTCGTGGCTTCTATGCTGCAAGGCGTGGGAAGCAAGCCTTTTCGAGCGGCGAGTGCCAAGGTTGGACGATCTGCTGCATTCGGTGATGGACTTCTGTTTATTCGCCCTCCTCCTTTGTCTATGGCTGTTGGAGTAGGAAGAAGTTTTGCTACTGCCATGTCTTCTAACCCCAGGCTGTGGTCGGTCTTGCCCTTCTTTGGATTTCTTCTCCCTCGCTCGTTGATTTCCATGTCCTTGTGAGGAATATCCATCGCATTGGGTGTGGGCAACAATCCAGACTCTATCCCTTCTGTGGGGCGCTCCGACACTGCAAGCTGGAATAACAATCGGTTGGACGGAATATCCTTCGGCTTCGAGGTCTGCACAGATTTTGTCGAGTGTGAATCGGCTTTCTTCTCTATATATGTGATTCTCTTCGAAAAGATCGTCTGTGCGTCCCATCTGAGTGACTTGGCAGGACTCCACCATCGTCTTGATTCCAGCAACGTTTTCACCAACGACCCAAGTGGGGTGTATCTGCCGTATCGCTCGAAGCATCTGAGGCCAGAGGTAGCGGTTATCGTCCGCTCCCTTTCTTCGACCAGCGAGGGAGAAGGGTTGGCATGGGAATCCTCCGGTGAGAACATCGACCTTTCCTTGCCACTGATGGAAGTCTGTTTTGGTAATGTCTTCATAACTTATTGAATTAGGAAACCAGTAGTCGAGCACCTTGCGAGGGAACTCCTGTATCTCGCAATGGAAGAGGTTTTGCCATCCCATCATGGATGCAGCGACCTCTGCGCCACCGATTCCGCTGAATAAACTAGCGTGATTCATATTTTTTCTTTTTGAAACCCACCGGGCGAAATGGGTTGCCCGGTGGGATACCGATCGAGATAAATTAATATTGAATATTATTTTCACTTTCAAAGAATTAAACACATTTTTATGTCATATCACACCTTCCTTTCTGTTAAGGGACTGGAACTGGCTTCTAGAGAAGGCTCACGTCTTTCCGTGGGGTCGGATTTATATAATAATAGGCGTAGTCTTTACTTAACGCTATGGATATTTCTGCCTAGTCAGGAGGCTGTTCCATGTCCTGATTGATGATTTATTTGTTCTTGCTTGCAGCGTGATTGAAGAGCCACTGCAGATGTTCTGCCATGGCTGGATCACGGAAGAGGGATTTTGCCTTATCTATGTCCGGATTCGGCTTTTTCTTCTCTCTCTTGGCTGCAGTTTTCTTCTGATAGTATCTGCGCTGGTATTCCTTCACCTTTTCGGGGTGAGCCAGGTGCCATTGCCTGGAGCTTTCCAGCAATCTTTCCTTGTGGCGCTGATAATAACGCTGGTAATATCCATTGCCGTCTGCTCGTTTCCGGGCTGCATTTTCCTGATATAGCTTCCTCTTCTCAGGATGCTCCTGGAGGTATCTGCGAGAATAGGCTAGCATTTTTTCACGATGCTTAAGATAGTATTCTCGCTGCCGGGCTTTGCGGTTTTGCTCTGCTGTTTCTGATTCCATCTTCTTATCTTATGTTTTATTCGCAAGGAAGTTTCTCCATGTGCTGCACGTACATCTTGTGTTTAAGACAATATTTGCCATTGATGCAGTTGCGCCCATCAGGGCAGAGGAGACACTTGCGAGCTGCATAGGTGCTCTTACTTCTGATAGCGCTCATAATAGTAGGTTACTATCTGATGTTCGGTAGGCTGGAAGCCATTGCGAGTGGTGAGCGTATCAACTATCTCATCATAGGTGCACTGTGACATCTGAGAAATCAGATTTTCATCGTGGATGCCCTGAGAGAGCTTGTATAAGCAGGCCCAGATGATGAATATCCAAAGGGCGATGCAAAGAATGATCTTGACTGTTTTCATAATCTATAAATGTTTTAACCAACAATAATGTTTTCTTTCTTCGAGATAGCCGGGGATAGCCTGATACAGGTATGCCTCTCGCTCGAATGAGATGGCACGGTATGCCTTCCTGGTATCACGGATGATGGCTAGCTTGATGAGCCATTCGATAATGTACCAGAGATAGAAGAAGATGTAGAGCGTTTCCTGCATCTGCCGGGTGTGGATGCTCTCATGCCTTTCCTCTATAGGAGTTATGGGGCGATTTCTTCTGGTGAAGAGGACCCCACAGATATTGATATAGCTGAATCCCGGTGGAGGGATGAGCCTGTTTCTTATTATCTTCATTGGCGTATGAATTAAAAGGGTTATTGCAAAAGTACAAAAGAGCCTGGGCTAGGGATATGCAAAGTTGATTTGCAAGATCTATTCTTATGGAATGTTCCAACTACAAGTGATCGCTCGTTAACGCATGATATTTGATGCCCAGGCTCTAACAGCTTAGAAGTACACCCATCTTCTCACGAAGACGCTTGTCACAAACAATATCTAAATAACTAAAATCATAGTTTCATTTACGAACCTTAATATCTTTATGAAAGATAGTCTTGAACTTTAAAGGCACAGGCTTCCAGCTCGGACACCCGGTATTCGTAGCGAGTAATCTTGCCGTTCTTTCCACGTCCGTAGACCTTGACCTTGCCTTCCTTCACCCATCGCTCTACATTGCGTCTGCCGAAGGCATCAAAGGCCTTGGCTTGGGTGATGAATGGTCGCTTGCCTACAGCTTTGGAAATTTCTTCCTTGACTACATTGCGTAATGCTGATAGGAATGTGTCGAAAGAGACCATCTTGTCAGCGAACTGGATTTGTACTGTTTGATTCATGACTATTTGCTTTATTTGATCCTTGTTACTGTGATAACACCTTGCTCCCGGTTGAGCTTGGTCTTGAACTTCCGGCTGTAGATGGCACCGAGATCAGTGCAACTACTCTTGACCGATAACATTCTCTTGATAGGGAAGTCGATGGTTTGACCTAACGCCAATTCCCTGATCAGAGGTCTGAGTGGTAATGTTTCTTCTGACATATTATTTGAATTGAATTATTATTTAACTAGAACGAAATCGTAAACGAAGACGAGAGGATTGCTGCCCCATGTGCCTTTTCCTGCAAGCTTGTCGATAAGCTGGGCGTATGGCTTTTTTGGTGTACCATAGGTGGCTGATTCGTCTGTGATGCTGTAGAAATGTGCCTTATTTATTTTACTTTCAAAATCCACGATACCTTCAGCCAGGCAGTCATCGGTGCTGATGTCCTGCAGTCTTTCACACCTAATTTTGGTAATCATGATTTTATGAGGCATTAAACTCGACTTCACAAACATCTTGTTTACCCATCCTATGGAAAGGCCTGCCCCTTTGAATATTTCTTTGTTAAACGGAATATCTTTGTATCTTTGGGCTATTGCCACGACTTCACCTATTTTATAAGTGGACTTTGCTACAATCTCATTGCCATCATTGATGGCGAGCTTGCCTTTGTCTTTTCCTTCCGTATAGAAACCGCAATTGCAGTAATACTTGAAAGGCTCTTGATAGGCGATTCTTCTGGTCTGAGTCTTGCGACCTTCCAGAACAGCTTGGGTGAGACCGTACTGGTCATTGAACATTATCTTTTTCATTTTGTGCCTCCTTTTTATAATTAACTAATGCTGGAACTAAATCTTTGAGGTATGCCCATTGAACAATCTCTTCGAAAAGATGACCGCCAGAGTCTGTGAGCCAGCCACGTGAACCGTCAGGGTCTGTGTAAGTATGACCAACCTCTATAGTCATGCCATCAGCATAATCAAGCAGGCAATCTTCATTGTTGCTTTCTGGAAGTTCTTTTCCTGAATGCCAGACTTTGGATATATTTATGTATAACTGATCGTCTGCACTCGCTCTGACCGCCATACCATGCCAAACTGGGTAACCTTCATGTGGGTTTCCATCTTCGTCTAACAATCCGCTTGTAAGCCCGGTATGAAATGGACAAACGAACAGTATATCTGGCGCATCAGGAACTTTTTTGCTATTTTCTTTCATTTTTCTTCAAATTTATTTGGTACTTATTTATTTATTTACTAACTTTACGGTGCAAAAGTACAATAAACTTTTTAAACGTGTATAGTTTAGTGGGCATATTTAAGAGATATTAACCCACTATGTTGAACATTTAAAGGATTTTAATATGAATACGCAAAGAATAGTGAACATTATAGTGTCCAGTAAACTGAGCAAGATAGACATTGCTTCTAAGATGAAGGTTAGTCGAACTACGTTGGATAACCTTCTGAATGGTGCTGACGTAAAAGTTAGTACAGTTGAAAATCTTGCCGAAGTCCTTGGGGTAGATGTTGCTGAATTTTTCCGTTCAGATGATAATACTACATCGCTTACAAATACCAATACAGTAGACCTGAGCGACCTGGAAAGGGAAGTTATAGCTCTCAGGGCAGAGAATAAGGTATTGCGAGAGATTCAAGGTCTTTCTGAAAGAAGTCATGTACATGTAGGATAATTAGGATGTGGTGAGTATGGAAGGCGTACTATTGATCCTTATAGTGTTGTGTATGATATTCATAGCAGTATTATTATTGGGTAAATTTCAAAAGAATGAACCTGTTGCTGATATGATATACTTCAATAATACTATAGATATGCTTCGAAATCAAATTGCAAGCTGGAAAAAAGATTGTAGTCGTCAGTATGATGAATTGCAAAAAATTAAAAAGGAGAAATTGCTATTAGCAAATTTAAATGTCAGGCAAGTGGAATTGATAAAACAATTGGAATCAGAGGTTGAATCTAAAGAAAAAACAATATATAGGCAGACTGTAGATGATTTCAAAAAGATTATTAATGCCAAAAATCCTTTTGATTATGTAGCGCATCTTCGTGCTCATGCTTTAGAACATATAAAAGAATATGAAGGTAAAAAAGTAGACGAACTTGCTGAACTCTTTAAATATCAGTACAAATTTGAGTATCTTCTTTCGATTTATCCGGAATTAAGAAAATTCAAGGATGATGACGCTTATATAAAATATAAAGAGGAAGAGGATAAAAGGTGTAACGTTAAAAATTGGCTTTCGGACGGAGAATATAAAAAACTATCAGAGTTGGAAAGAGAACAACTAGCTGTAGATAGATATATCAAGCAAGAATACTATCAATGGTCTGATTGGGAGAAAGGGCGTAATTATGAAATCTATTGCGCTTATATTCTTTATAATGAAGGATATGACATCATTCAGGAAGGATTGAATAAAAAGCTGGAGGACAAAGGAAGAGATATTATTGCAATTCATCGTGAATCAGGAAAAGTGCTTATTGTGCAATGTAAGAATTGGAAGAGCGAAGTTCGGGAAAATATTATATTCCAATTATTTGGTTCTTATGCTCAATGGTTATTTGAGAATGGCAGGAAACTTTATGATCCTGACGTGGAACCTTGGATGTATGTAACTGGAACAGTTTCACCAGTGGCACAAGATTGTGCTAAGATGCTAAAGATACAAATAAGGCATCTTCCTATGGGTCCGTTTCCTCCAATCAAGTGTAATGTGAATAAAAACACTGGGGACAAGATATATCATCTTCCTTTTGATAGACAATATGATCTAGTGAAAATTAATGCCAAAGGGAAAGGATATAAGTTTGATATTGCTGAGGCTATAAAGGAAGGTTTCAGAAGAGCGTATAATCATTAAATATATATATAAATGAGAAAATATAGTTTTAAAGTATTGATAATGCTCATTGTATGCCTTCTTTGTTCATGTAGCAAGGAAGGACTGAATGAAGTAGATGTTGGCGAGAAAACCAATGTGGTTTCTTTGAATGATACCAGGTATGATGTTTACTCTTCGTGGTGCTCTGCTCCTCTTACATCTGCACCATCCAGTGATGAGTACTTTGGAATAAACCTGGCTTTAGAGAAATCTGAGCATCCTGACAAGAGCTTGTATCTTAGCTGTGTTAACTACATCTATGGTGAAAAGGTTGATTTAACTACAAGTAAGTACAACTCTAGCATATCTTTCTGTGATGGCAAGCAGACCTATTCTTTTGAGGGTGGAAGCTCCAAAATAGAATCAGGTAGCTATTATGTGTTGACTAGGGCAGGAGACCGTATAAGCGTAACCATACATATTGTTTATAGGGAGCACAACGACTTCGTGTATAATCTTGATGTGAACTATGCCGGGACCTTAACAGGCAATGATTATCTTCCTAAAGAAGATTGGCAGAACAAACCTAGGACCAGGTACAATTACATACAAGATGGTGTATCTTATATGTTCAGTAACTGGGCTAGGGTTCAAGTTGACAAAGGGGTGACAACATTTAGTTGTAGTGCCTTCGAGAAGGGAAACAGAGAAGCTACATGGTCCCAATTTGATATAACGGTTAAAAACTTAGAGTTGGGGAAGAAGATAGATCTCTCTAGCCGTGATTACTTCTCTTGGTGCTCACTTGTTGATTTTGAGAATGTTCTTCCAGGAAGTTACATGTATGTGACTTTAGGCAAGAATGATTATGAAGTAACTATAGATTTGCTCTATAAAGACAGCAATGGTGCTAGTCATCACCTTTTGATAGAGTATAATGTATATAAGTAA